CGTCTACATCGGAATCTTCGTCAATAGTACCATCTACGTCTACATCGGAATCTTCGTCAATAGTATCATCTACGTCTACATCGGGATCTTCGTCAATAGTATCATCTACGTCTACATCGGAATCTTCGTCAATAGTATCATCTACGTCTACATCGGGATCTTCGTCAATAGTATCATCTACGTCTACATCGGGATCTTTATCTACATCTTCGTCACCAATTATAGGCATAGTGGTAAAATCAGGTGTTACAGGGGTGCCATCGGAGTTAAAAATACTAACTACTCCATCGGGGCTAGTTACAACAATACGCCCATCAGCATCTACGTAAGATGTGTCTTGCGTGTCAGGATCAATGTCTATACCACTAATGTTTGGGTCATTAGGTGCGTTATCCTGCACATTGGGTATGCCATCGCCGTCAGTATCGGTATCTGTTCCTTGGGTTGCTGCCCAGTACGCCGCGAGCTGATCGTCTAGGTCGTCATCTGCTGTTTCGCCTGTGTTATTGGTAACATCTTCCGGCGTGTAGGGTATACCTAAAGCTTCTAGCGCATCGGTGGCTTCGGCAGTGCTTGTGTAAACTTCGTCGTACAAGAAGTTTACCGCGTCAGTAGCAACTTGAGGATCACCTAAGAATGTGTTTAGTTGAGATTCTAGTTCTTCCCTACTGTAGTTATCGCTATTCTCTAAAGTTTCTAGCGCCTCGGGGTTTTGCATAAGTATCAGGCGACTGCTTAGGGTTTGTATATCAGTGACCCCCAGTATGGTAGCCGTCGTACCCGCCCCAACTACAATACCCGTTGCGGTAGCAATTCCGTTTTCTTGGGCCACGTTTATGGAAGGGTCTATTAAGTGCAATTGCCCATTAACAAAATCAGATACAATAAGTTCTTCTAAGCCCTCGGAACCACCTTCTCCTACGACAGCATTTTTTCTACTATTTACGTACCCAACGGTTTGTTTCCACAGGGGTAGCATCTCGTCAGGAACTTTGCCGTCAATAAATAATTTGTCCAGTGCCATACCGCCAGAAAACAATACAGCAGTGGTAGCCATAGCCGCCACGTAGGCAGCGTCTGTAGCTACGCTTAGTGAGTAGTTAACAGTGTCCTCAGTAAATGAGTCTATATAATCTTGCTTATCCTGCCCTGTTAATTCTAGTCTATCGGCCTCTATCCCTAACATTTTTTCTTGGGTAGCGTAAGCCTGCTCGTAGGCACCTGCAAAATTAGCGCCTGTACTTTCCGCAACGTCCGTTGCGGCTGCTCCACCCAAACCAAATTTTGTACTCGCGGATTTTATTACGTCATCCGCCAAACCTAGCCCTCTTACAGAACTAAGCCCCCTCAGCATTACTTCCGCTCCAAGTTTAAGTTTCATACCCACCATTACCGTAGCGGTTTCGGAGGGCAGTTCCACGAGTATGTTCTGGGCAAAAAACATATTAGGGTCAAATTTCGCTGTTTCTAATACGTTCCCCATTCCATGTAAAAAAGCATCATACCCCCTGCTCTCATCCCCGCCTTTATAATCTCCTTTTCGGTGCATGAGAGTAGTTCCCCCCATACCCGGAGGAGCATACGAGTACACATCTTCTTCGTAGTATTCTATAGGGGTGTCAGGGTCGTCTGTCGCTTGGGGTAAATTTGCCGCAAACTCGTCTACTCTTACTTTAGCAGCTTGGTATTCCTCAGTAGCCGAACCTAACCCTAGGGTTTCTAAGTCTTTTGCAAACTGAGTTATTTCGCCTCCGTACTCTTGAGAAACAAGGTCGGCCATCCCCCCTATAAACCCCGCAAATTGCGATATTCCTTGGGTCAATATAGAAAACCTATTTTGAGGGTTAGTCCAAGATTCCCGGTCTGAACCCGGCATCCAGTCTGAACGTCCACCCGCGTCATCTATTTCCTCTTCAGCTTTCGCTATGTAGGTAGCCCCATCTTGGAACGCCCCCAATAGCCAGTCAGCCCAACTTTCATCCGCTACCACATTACCCCCGTCATCAACGGTGGCGCTGTTATTTAACTCCTCTGTAAACACTTCAGGGTTATACGCGGGGGAGTTTTTGTCCGACAAATCTTGTAACGTAGGGGATACATCAGGAGTAAACGGGTCAATGTTACCCCCTGCTAAAACTATAAAGTCTACGTCTTCACGCTCCCCCTTTGCGTTTGTCGTGTAAGGTTGTCCAGTCTCTGCGTCGTACTGGTATAGTTGCCCTTCAGCAACATAAGTCTGAGGTGGAACTTTAGTCCATTCATACTGTCCTGTTTCAGGGTTAACTTGCGCTCTAGCAGCGCCACTAAGAACGTCTTGATTAGTAACTCCTTCGGCTCTATTAAACCCCGCAGATGAACTACCGTACTCGAAAGAAGTTACATTCCCATTGGCATCGGTGGTCATACTGAAGAACTCGTCCCCAGTCCCCTCTGGATTATTAATTACACTTAGCGCATTTTGAGCTACAGCAGCAACATTTAAGTCTTTAAGGTCTACTCCATCCCCCTGAGCAACCTGTGTTAACCTTTGTACAACCGCTTTCATTTGTTCGGGCGCTAGCTTAGTCAAGTCTAACCCCGTGGATGCGGCTAAATCGTTGAGCACGTTGTTTACTGTTGCAGTGTTTTGTGCGGTAAGTGCCGTCTGATTGGCGGGGGCGTTGGTGTACAACCCGTTGGTTAAGTAGTCTTTGTAGGCTTCTTCTTCTGTAATACCATTCTGTTGGGCGTAAAACTTAACGTCAAAATCAGGGTTAATCCCTTCAACGGCAAGCTTGTCTATATCTGCGTACACTGGAGTTAAGTTGTCGTTAAGCAGTACTGTAGCCGTATCTAAGTTATCCAGAGATGCAGTGTACTTACTCACATCTTCATCTCGCTTTACTTTAATGCTATCTATGTCTTGTACTATGGTGCTTAGTTGCGGGGCGTAAGTATCGACTACTTTTGTTTGAAAAGCGTCTCGGGCTGCGTTAAACGCCGCTTCATCTGCTTGTGCCCCTGTACTGGCAGCTTTCTCCGATAAGCGTAGTACTTCCGCTTCTTCTGAGTTCATATCAGTTACAAGGTCATTGTACTCTTTAGCTTTAGTCGCATAGTCAGTAGCTCCTTTATCTACGTCAGCACGTAAGTTGTTTGTGTCTGTATAGTCTCCTTCTACTCTGTCCACTAGTCCTTTAAGATCGTCTTTCCAAGTTCCTTCGCGGAAGGATTTTTTAGCGGCGTTAGCGGCCCCTTGAGCTATACTTAGTACAAACGCATCAGAAACATCTCCTCCTGACATAGCGGCAGTTATTGAATTTCGGACTGCACTAGTTATTATCCGAGCCGAAACTACGTCAGTTAGCCTTTCAGGGAACGCTTCGTTTATGGCATCAGTAGTTATTACTGCGGCAGATACGGCTTCGGCCATAGCAAGAGAGTCTACTTCTCCGTCTATTATGGCGCTTTGAAGTCCTTCTTCTAGGGCATCTTGAGCGGCGGCAGGTAGCTCGTTAAACGCCCCGCCTGTCATCTGACCAATCTTGCTAAGAGCTTCTTCTATGCTTTCAGTAGGTATCACTTCCAAAACACTGTTGGCTATTTCTTGTGCAAAGTCTGTTATCCCCGGAACTAAGTCGTTCATTCCACCTATTATGTCTTGGAACCCGTCTATTAGCTGGCCGGTAGACTCAGATATTTCTCCCCACACAGGCCAATCGCCCACAACCCCCCCGAGGTCAGGAAGGGAATCTTTTAGGGGCTGCAAGTACGTACTATCTATATCCCTACCCACCTGCTGAAGTTCTCCTAAGAATCCATCTCCTAAGTCGGAACTTTTAAACCACGCGTACGCGCCAGAAGATAAAGCCTCATCCCAATCTTCTCCCTGCCCTACTTTACTTATGGCCTTAACAATGCCTTCTTTTACTCCCGCAGGGAGATTTGCAGGGTCTACTCCATACTTAGCGAAAGCTGCGTCTAGCATATCTCCGCCAAAAGTACCTAGGATAAACGCCGCAGGGTTACCCTCGGTTATAGAGTTAGCAAGTCCTACTGTCTGCGCGTAAGTTAGCGGTTCGGACATTCCCGGCAAGGTAAGTCCTTTGCCCGCTGATGCCAAGGCTATAGCCCGCTCTGATGCTCTTGCCGCTTCCGCTGCTGTGCCTCCGGCTTCAAGTACGTTTGCAGAGGCTGTCGCACCTACTTCCGCCGCTTCTTCCACCCCCATAGGCGCTGCGATAACGTCAAATACCTTTAGTGCCGATACACCCGCAGAAATGTAGTCCGCCAAGTGTAGGGTCTCTCCTTGAGCGGCGTTTACGCCGATTTTAATTAGGTTATACGTGGGGACAAATAATGAAAGGGCTAAATCTGCAAAGTTAACAACCCCCTCCAGCGCGCCCTCGTCTTCAGGGCTTACGTCTACGTACTCCCCTAGACCCCCAATGGTTTCCATTTTTCCTACTGACTGTCGGGCTAGCTTTTCTTCGAGGCTAGATTCAGACTGTAAATAGTTGTTGTACTTAGACTCAGGGCCGTACACCCCAGAAGCGCGGAGGGTTTCTTCAGGGAAGAACTTTATTCTTCGGTACCCATACTGCCCGCCCGAAGTGCCACCAGCGTCTTGAAAGGCGTTGCCTTTCATCTTTACTACCCACTCGGATTCAGGGTCACCCCCCGCAACGTCAAAACCTAAAAGTTCTGCATCTCCGGTAGCGGGTCTTTTATACACATCGTCATAGTTACCCGACTCGTGCAAGTTGCTAACTATAACTTCTTTATACTTGTTCATCGAACCTAGTTCGATACGTTTATTAATTTCTTCGGGGGCAACTCCCGCTTCTTCTAGGCGAGTGCGCTCGGCAGAGTCCTCGAACAACCCCTTGTCGTACGCTTTAAACATGTAGACATTTTTGTCTCGCAAGTTCATCTTTGCGTACTCTCTTTGGTACGCTTGAGGGTCGGTCATACTCAGGGAAACTAGTCGGGCAAAGTTTTTGTCGTGGTACTCAGGAGCTTTTATGTCGTAAGCTTTTTGGAAGTCTTCTGTAATACCCCCGTAGATTTTTGCCTCGTTAAATAGTTTAGTGTACGCGTCCGCAAACCCTGCGCTTTCTGCCCCAGTGCTAAACGCCATCCCTGAGTAAGGCGACATTCTACTCTTGTTTAGCGCCTTTCCAATTTCTTCCTCGCTGTATCCTATTTTGGTTAACTCTTTCTCCATACCGAAGTAGTCTACGAGGTTATCCCGAGCTACATTTGTATTGCTAATTAACGTAGGTACGGCCTCTCGGAACCACTCTTGGGCGCGGGTATACTCAGGAGAACCCACAACGCTAACTGGGCCTGCTTCAAACTCTTCGATTAGTTGGGCGTAGCTTTCTATTTCTGCTTCAGAATGGGAATCACTTGCGTAGTAAAAATCACGTATAGGAACACCCATAGCTTTGTAGTAAGAGTAAGCGGGGTTATATTCAGAATGTCCTTTCCAGCGGTCGCCATATTCAGGCCGGTCTAAACCTTCTCCTACTTGGGTAAAAGCCCCAGAACCTGCACGAGATTGCCAGTAGTAGTATGCGCGGTCTAGCGAATTTCCCGTAGTGCCAATTACGTTACCATACTGGTCGGTAAAAGTGCCATCTTGACTGTAGTTGTAAGATTGCCCTGACGTCCTGTTATATCCTGACATGTGGTACCTCTAATTTTTAATTAACACGCCTTGGAAGGATGCGCTGACTTGGTTGTTACTTTTACCCATAACTTACGTCCTTAGTTCTTCCTAGGTGCCCTATGTAATTTCTAATATGCTGGCTACTACATGCAGTCTATTGGCGGTAGTCGCGGTCACCTTTAATATCTCAGTAGGTTGTATTACTAGAGGTGCTGTTAACAACTCCACAGTAGCATTTGCGCCAACAGCTTTTGTTTTAAACAGGCTGTAAACAGTACTACCATTAGTCAAAGTAATCGTTATAGTATCAGCATTACCGGAATCTTCTGATACTATAATAGACTTAACAATACCTGTAGTAAGACTAGCCGCAGTGTATAGAACTGTTACGTTAGTAGTAGTTAGGTCTAGCTTTGCATTCTTGTAAGTATTAGCCATTAGCTTATAAACCAAGTAGTAGCTTCTGCTTGTTGGACAAGCGCAGCATTTCGTAGGGCGTTATCTAACTGATTAAAGTAGATACGCAGTATTTTATTAAACTCTTCAAACGCCTGCGCATCGTACGTTGTTGGGGGGTAGGGCAACGCGGGGGCACGAAACGGTACGTTGTACCTATTATTGTCTACAGCCATTACCGTCTCCCGTCCGAACGCATGTCTATACGAGGGCTACCCAACTGCCAAGTAACACCTATTGCGCTAGATTCTACCTTTATCGCTAGCTGTCGTCCACGTACACGTATGAATAGTTGGTCTGTAAACTGCTCTACCGGCAATATCGCCGAACGTGTAATACCTGCGCTATTGGTACCGCCTACAGAAGTGGGGTTATTATACCCTGAACCGGAACTTTGTAGGGGTAACAGGGTCATAGTCGCACTAGGAGAATCTACTTCAGACCCATCAAACGTAATGTCCGGCAAGATACGCCAAATAAAGGCAAACTGATGCCCGTCTTCCAGATCAAACTGCGCGGAAGATATGTACGCCGCTATAGGAGCGGTAGTCGCCCCTTCGTTATCGTCAACGCCCTCCTCGTGATTAACAAGGTTATTACTGTACGTAGCGCCTAGAGGGAAGTCTCTTAGCCCCGAATCAAGCCATGCAGTACGACTCATGTTGCCGTAGTACCATACTTTTTCTACATAGTTATACACTACATATTTGTCGGCTACGCTAGAACTGCTGGAGCAATACCACCACCAAATCTCGTGGTAGGACTCATTAGTACCGCAGAATACTTGCTCGTACTGTAGGGTGTTAAAGTCGTTGAATATAAACCTTCGTAAGTCACATTTGAGCGGTTGGGTACGTCCATCGTACATGTAAAATTTATCTCGACCCATCCAATAAGCCACGCCATTAGCCCAACCCACAGCGTTCTGCGAGGCAATAGATGTATTCTCACCAACGGACTGCGCAGTCCACACGGCAGGAGCACCAACGTACTGTAACGCGTACAGAGCGGAGTCTGTCCATACTAGTACTTCTTGACGCGCCTGTTGAGCAGCTACAATCTCTGTACCGTTAGATAGTATGAGGTCTCCCGCTTGGTTAGTAGAGGAAGGTGACCAGTTAGTAGCGTCTTCTTGGTCTGACCAACGAATAAGCATAGGGTTAGGCTGGGAAGAACCGAGGTCGTTAGCACCGAAAGCAAATACAAACCGATTAACGTCTGACACGAGGATTAGCTTCTGTGACGTTGGTACTTCCGTACCTGTAAGAGCTACTGCCCTAGTGGTTACCCCGTTTGTGGCATCCCAAAGGTATATAGAGCCGTCCCGAGGAGCAAGTATTAAATCTTCTCCAAAGTTAGCTTGGCTCCATATACGTAGGCTATTAGTAGAAGAGTCACCTACGCCCCACGCACCGACACCCCAACTTGAAGCCCCCCAACCAACTAGGGGGACAGCAAAAGCAGGGCCAACATTGATCTGATAGGCAGCCGTTACTGTGCCGCCACCTGTAGCACTTGAACTGGCGTTAGTCCCTGCATCTATTGTATATACGTTGTTTGTTGTAGTTTCAGTTAGCTGATACTCGGCGTTTAGAGTGAGACCCCCTACAGCACTTGCGCCGCTAAACGTAACAAAGTCCCCGTCAATATAGCCTCCGTTGGCGTCAGTAACTTCTACTATAGGCGAACCACTAGTAGTCTCAAACGGGTTAGTCAGGGTTACAGTAGCACGTAATGGTGTGACATCGTTGTAAGCGCCACCGTTCTCAATGTAGTACTTTAAGTTAGTGCCTACGGCGATCAGGTTCTGACTACTTAGGGTAACCCAGTTCCACAGAGATCGGCATACGCCGAGGAACGTAGCGTTAGATATACGCTGCCACCCCCCAATCTTCTCCGGCAGACCTTGGCGAAACCGGACTTTATCGCACTCATACCAACCGCCCTCATTAGTATAGCGGGTGTTCTCACGGTTAATACCGGGTTTTAGCTGTAGTTTTTTAAGGGGCATAGGTTACCTACTAGTATGACCAGACAACCGGAGTAGTTTTTCGGTCGTCTACATGGATAAATGTCTTAGCAATTCCAATGCCAGTAAACCCAGCCTTCATTGCCTCAGAGACTATTTTATACCCTTCTGCACCGTTAGAGATACGTATATCTGAAGCAATGCCCTCACTGTGCTTTCCGGGTTTAGCTTTTCGTGCTTCTATGCTGTGTCTAGGGTCTCTGTAGCCCGAAGTAATTACGAACGGAAACCCACAAGCCTCGCGTAGGTTATCAAGTCTTACCAAGAAATCCTCGCACATCTCGTTGTTACCCGTCTGTTGGCAGTTAAAATCTGAGAGTTTGAAGTACTTCATTTGCCTTTACCCTTCATCCTTTCCGCAGTGCGCATACCACCCAGACCCAACATACCAAGCAATACAGGCAACATAACCGTGGTATCCGCTTGTGGTATTGTTATTCCTAAAGGTGCAGCTAATGGCGAAATAAGGAAGTTTACGGCAAATCCAGCAACACAAATCCAGCCAGTTGCTGGCCGCCAGCCCGATTGAAACCAATTGCCTTTAGCGTCTTCAGTGTTAAGTTTAATTTGCGCTAGTGCTATTTCCTGCCCGTGCTTTTCGGCCATAGTCGCTAGTTCGTGCGCGATCTTTTGTTTTGTATCGGCATCAGGAATAAACTTGTCAAGAAGACCAGTTACGGGTGCTATTAAAGAGTTTAATATACTCATTGGAATAACTTCTCTACGAGAGGAGAAACTAGCACAAAGGGATAAAGAAGCCACAACCGCTTATCAACAGCATCAAATCGAGTGTTAATTTTATCAAACTTGGCATTGCCTTGGTCTAATTGCTTTTCTATATTGGCATACCTAACGGCACACTCTTTTTCATGCCCGTTTAGTTTTACTTCCATCTCTTTGACTGTGGTCATTATTTGTACTCTTGTGCCGTAAGTATTACTACGTAAATCATTATGGGAATTACCGCTACCGCTATACCTATAACGGTAACAAACTGTTTAATTAGCTTTAGTGTGGCATGGCGTTTAAGTACAGCCAACCTAGCGACTCTCTCTCGCTCCCGTTTGCACTCGCTTTGGAAGTTGAGCCAGTCGCTATACATCTCAGCTCGGCCAGCGTAGACCATATAGTCCTTTAGCCATTCCTCTTGCTCTTTGATTTTCTCAAGGGCCATAAAAGTATCGAGGTCAGACTTGCCTTTTTGAGCAACGCGCTTGGTTATAGCGCTCTTGTTAGTAAAATAAGATTTCGCCGCTTCTGAACAGTCGTAAAGCTCCTTGCCGTTACTAAGCGCAGTTTTGATAAGCTTAAACGCAGCATTGGCGGCGGTGATCTCGGCTAACATTTACTCAGACGCTTTGCGGATGTCAGTGGCAATACCTTCAACAAACGTAGCTGATCCTGCACCAACGCCTTTAGCTGTATCCGTAACCATAGACTGAGCTGAATCAACAGTAGTGCCTACAATTTGCTGTGATCCGTCAACAGCGCCGTTAAAGGTGTTGCAGCCCATAAGGGCCAAGGGTAATGCTAATAATAAATATTTCATTGTTGTTACTCCAAGTATAGTTAAGGCGCTGTAGGCCAAGTTATGTCTGTAGGAAAACCAGACTGTTCAGTTACATCTCGTAGTGCTGTGCGGTACGTAGCCCAAGAAGCCTTTGTGCTGTCGTCTAACGGGCTGTCAGGAATCTGTGTCCAATCACTATCCGCTAATAGTTCGTCACGATCACTACGGGCATTCTTAGCTTCCTGTGCTATTTCCTCTGTTGTTAAAACTCTTACCGTCCACCCTAAAGTCCAAATACCGTCCACTAGCGTAGGCGCAGACTCACTTACTGCTTTTTGGTTATGGTTGACAGAAGGTTTTGAAGACACTGTAACTGTCTGTACGCCCCAACTTGATAAGTCTATACCAGTTAAAGAACTAGGAAATGATGTATTAAGGTTATCCTGTTTAAGCTGACTAACGCTGTATGGGAACGTATCTACAGAGCCGCTTACTATTTTAACGTGCATAATATTACCTTTTATTTTAATATTTTAAAGAAAGAACCAGTACCTATATCCGCAGAACTTTCTAAGGTGCCTGCTATGGACAAACTAGAAGGGTCTGAAATATCTACTGCCGTTATAAAGTTAGAGCCTAAATTTGACAAAAACGCAGTATTACCTACTAAATCTATGTCAAAGCCTCTTGGGTTGGCAATACTTGAATGTGTAATGGTATCTAAAACTGCCATGTTTGTGGGGTCGCTAATATCTACAGCAATAAAATTGTCACTGCCAATAGCCGTCATAAATGCTACGTTTCTTGCTAAATCTAGTTTGATAGCATAGGGTTGGTCAATATTAGTGTTATCAATAAGAGAACCTACTTTACTCATGCTAGAAGGGTTACTAATATTTACACAGGTAATACTGTCTTCAAGATTAGCGCAGACATAAGCACGATTGTTTGCTAAATCTAAACCTACATCTCTAGCTCCGTCCATGTCTGCATCTGCAAACTTACTAAGGATTGCTAAGTTATCTGGGTCTGAGTAGTCTACTGAGGTTAAAGAATCGTCCGAAACAGATGTAACATACACAATTTCATTAGTAGTATCTATGGCTATGCCGTAAGGAAAATCTAAATTAGTAGCGTCTTTTAACGAGTCTCTAATAACTAGACTAGCAGGGTTAGATATGTTGATTGAGTTTAACGTGTCTGTACTACTTACATGTGCGCTCACAAATAATAAATCTCTATCAGCATCTATAGCAATGCCATAAGCACCGTTTAGATTAGTATTATCTGTTAGTGTATCTGAGTGGCTAATAGCAGAAGGATTAGACAAGTCGTAAGAATTAACAGAATCACTGTTCTGCGCCGCTGTATACACTTGGTTACCATCTATGGCCGCGTTAAAAACACCGCTTTCAAGACCTGCCGTGTTAGTATCTAAAATAGACATTGAAGTGGGGTCAGAAATATCTATAGTCGTAAGTTTAGTAGACTGGGTGCCTGTAATGCCTACCGTAGCAGCAACAGCAGCAGTCTTAGCCTTAATAAGTTTATCAGCAACTCTACCCATTATGCCATCGCCTGACCAGCCGTAAAGCCGTAGTAGGTTGTACCGCCATCAATGGTATAGAACACAAACACATCTACACCGTTATTAGTCGCTGTTAGCGTAGGGGCTGTACCGCCCGCCCAGTCAACACTAGAAGGCCAAGTAATTGCTCTGGCTGTTGAGTCTTGGATAATCTTGAGCGTGAAACTGGAGGCGTTGCCTGTGGACGCTGGGTTGCTAAACGTGTAAGTAGTAGCGCCTGTGAGGTCGTGTACGAAGTTAGTAGCGGCTGAGATGTCAATAGTTGTAGAGGTTCCGGTAAGCGTTACAGCGTCTTCTGTAATGCCCGCTGCAAAAACAGCTACGCCAGTCATAGTTCCACCAGCTTTAGGTAACGCAGCGTTAGCGGTGTTAGTAGTGGTAGTCAAAACACCATCACGGGTAGCAATATCTACGCCGTCAACTGTGCCGCCAACTGTAATGTTTCCTGTAGCGCCTACGGTCGTAAACGAGCCTGCCGCCGGAGTAGCCCCACCAATTACAGTACCATCTATAGTACCACCATCAATGTCAGGAGTGTTTACGTCAGGAGAAGTAAGGGTCTTGTTAGTAAGAGTTTGTGAGCCTGTAAGCGTAGTTACAGTGCTGTCTATAGCGAGTGTCACGCCATTTCCGCTTGCAGTAGAGGTTACGCCAGTGCCGCCTAGTACGCTTAGAGTTTCTGAGTCTAAGTCGATTGAAATGCTTGTAGTTCCGTCAGTCAGGTCTAAATCCTGAGCAGTTACTTGGGAGTCTACATAGGCTTTAATAGATTGTTGAGTGGCTAGTTTTGTTGCGCTGTTAGAAGACATATCATCTTCATCAGCAATGTCCGTTATTGCTACAGAGCCTGTGCCTGATATAGCATCAAATTCTATTGTGCCGTCAACATCTAGATCGCCGTTAAAGTCTACGTTGCCGCCTACTGTAAGGGTTGTAGCCATGTCCACAGCACCGTCTATATCTACTACGTCTAGATTAGTAGTGCCGTCTACGTCTATGTTGCCACTAATATCCAAACTAGCCGCAATGATCTCACCGCTTGCGTTGATAGCACCATTAATATCAATCGTTGTAGCCGCTATCTGAATCTCTGTGTCAGCGACTATATCTAACTGGCCGTCTGCGCTTGAGTTGATGTAGATCGCGGCATCACGGAACTGTACCTTTTTATCAGTACCAAGAATAGAATCAGCATTGGAAGCAAAGCCGCCATTAAACACAGTAGCCGCAGTGGTGGTCAAAACACCTGTAACAAGAGCAGTAGTCGCTATATCCACAGCGCCATCAATATCAACAACGTCTAAGTTAGTTGTTCCATCTACATCTAAGTCGCTACTAAAAGCTACATTGCCTGCTACTGCAAGCGTTGTAGCCATGTCTACAGCACCATCAATGTCAACAACGTCTAAGTTAGTTGTTCCTGCTACGTCTAAAGCTCCGTCAATATCTACTGCGCCTGAGAAGTCACCTGTAGCCGCATCAAGCTCACCGCTTAATGTAATGTTAGTAGCTCCAGTAACTGCACCATTAAGTGCTACAGCACCATTAATGTCTACAGTTGTAGCGGCTATTTGAATCTCAGTATCGGCAACAATATCAAGCTGACCATCGGCGCTAGAGTTTATATATATCGCGGCATCACGGAACTGAACCTTGTCATCCGTAGAAGCAACAATGTCTGCGCCTCCAGTAGTATTACCGCTAGCTAGAACTTCAGCAAGAGTATCAAAAGAGCCAACTTGAGCGTCAACATACGCTTTTACAGACTGCTGAGTAACGAGTTTAGTAGCACTGTTAGAACTCATGTTATCTTCGTCAAGAATGCCCGTAACTGTTGTTGCGTCAGCTCCTTTTAAAGATGCAAAAGTAGTAAGTCCAGTAATAGTAAGCGTGCCCGCAGAGAGCGTAACTACGTGATCTACGCCTTCTAATACGTTGGTACCATCACAGTACACAAGCATTGTCTTACCGTTAGGAATAGCAATACCAGAACCAGAAGCTGTTTTAACCGTAATTATTTGCCCTGCGCCGTTCTTAACGATGTACGTTTTGCTTAGAGCCGGACAGACTACAGTACCTGCGGCACTAAGTTGAGTACCTGAATCAGTTAAAGACAGCATGGCTGCACGAGCTTCTGCGGTAGTACCATCAGCAGTAGTTAAAACATGGGAGTTACTAGACCAAGTATTTATAACTAGTCGTCCCGCAATAGCCTGTTCGATCATCGAGGTTATGTTGTCGTTTACTACATCTCCCCACGTACCGCTAAGTTCACCCTGCACTGGCAGGGCTAGTTTTAGAATTGGAGTATATTGCGTTGTCATTTGTTTGGCCTCACACGGCTAAGTTATTTGTTTACGCTACCCGCACTATGGCGTTAGCAGCATCACCGGCGGGGAATTGCACTACAAAGGCGCTGGTTTTAGTAGTTTTATCCGCCCCGAAATCTAACACGGCTATCGCAGGGTTAGTACCCCCCGCCTTGTATATTAAAGCGCCACGGGCGGTAATAGAAGATGATGCCCATGTAGTGTCTGCAAAGTCTAGGAAAGCTACTGTGCCAGAGCCTCCGTTTGTAGGGTTAGTAGAAATAGTTAACGTATTTCCTCCCGCAACGTAGTTCGTGCCTACTACCTCGTTATCAGTGGTGTAAGCTGTCGTAGTAGCGTCTATACTAGCACTAGAAGTGTACAGCGCTATCTTAAATGTTTGTGTAGTATTCGCACTAAAATCCATCTCTGCGTCTAGTAGAGCGACTTTAAAAGAAGTACACATTGCTTGGCTGATTGACATTCGTATTTACCTAAGTGGGGGTAACTCTATATTGCCCAGAACGATACATGTCTTGACGTAACTTTCCGTCACCCAAGTTCTTTAACAGTCCTATAGCCAGAGCAAACATTTTTTCGTAGTTCGCAACAAGGTCTGGCTCGCCCTTCATAAACCGTATAGCTTCTACCAAAGCGCCATTTAACAACGCGGAGTCGAAGTTTGTACCTAGCCAAGTAGTACCTGCGGTAACTATAGAAGCAGGGTAGTACCCGTATATGTGTTCTATCTCGTAGTTAGCATCAGGCGTAGGGGCAAACTCTAGCTTAGTCTCGTCGTAGTAAGCGTAAAATTTGGGAGTGCCGTAGTTAGCCGCAGTGTTTACGGGGTAGGCTTCCCGCAGAAAGTTAACATCTTTGTTCAGCAGGTACGTGTAAGTACTATTGCTTATAACGGCCAAGCTATACGTGTATAAAAAGTCACTGGGCAAGGTATACAGCTTATTTGTCTGTACTAATGGCCCGTCATCTAGTTTACGCAACGCAGGGATTTGAACCGAGCTGTATATCTTCTGCTCCGCTTGTTGGGTAAACATAGCAAGCTGGTCATCGGTGAACGTGTTCTCACAAATGTCTTGGATATTGGCTTTTAGTTCGGTGTAGTTCATAGTTTACGCCATTGGGCCGCGAGCCATAGTGCCTTTTGTTGCTGCGCCAGTACCGCGAACTTTGATACCGGAAGTTTTAACGTCAGCCATGCACGGCTTACACGCACTAGAGTAGGGCTGCACACCCTTATTCTTGGTTACTTTTACTTCTTTCATCGTTTTGTTCCTATTAAGTCGTTATTGTAACTTGGCCTATAATACCACTAATTAATAAAGTATTAGGAGTTAAATTATAGGGGTCAAATCCGCCACCTACAGGGTTCCACCCCCACTGAGTGCCTCTACTACTAAAGTCTCCTGACTCACCCAAACTGGTATCAGGTCGTGGATCACGTAACGCTTGAGGATCATTGACCGGAAACTCTCCCAACCTTAACTGGGGATGGTCTTTGTTCCAACACTCAGGACACGCCTTTATGTTAGTATCTCTGCTCTTGACAACTAGACTACGTAGTTCTTTTAGTTTGTATTCCCATCCGCATATGTCGCAGTAGGCTATTGCTCTCTTACTAGAGGCGAATTGGCTAGACATGACTACATATATCCCATACGGGGTACGAATCTAACTGACGCTTTCTCTCTATCCTCTCCTGCGGCTAGCTCAAACTGCTCGTCGTACACCGCTTTAAGTAGGGGTACCCGATCCATCATCTCCGGCAGTTTCATTGCTATGTAGTACGCTAGCCCCGCTACTAGGCAGGGGAAGAACCTAAAGTTCATGTCTGGAGTCTGTACGCCACTACCCGCATCTTCGATCCTACGCATACGCCAGTAGTATAATTTGTAGTCGTTGGTGTCTGGCACAGGCCAAACATTTACTAGGGGGGCATCTCGCAGCCGCTCTATATAAAGTTGGATAGGTCTGCCTTGTGTTAACTTGTTAGGGATGGACGCGTAAGTACTCACACTAATACGACTTAGGTTGAGATCAGATTGAGTCGCCACGTTGCCACTGCCTGTGCGTACCTGATGTTCTAGTAAGTCTATGGTATCTGCGGGTAGGGGATACTGCGTCTGTCCTTGAACTAGGTCAATAGTTCCACTATCTATAGTCCACATGTTTATGCCACGGTTCTGCCACTCGATAGTAAGCAGGTTCATGGAACGTCTAGCGGTCTTTAAATCGTACCCAGAGCGCATTTCCCGTCCCGCACGCTCGAACGCTTCCTCGGCAATGTCCGTGAACTCCATGTTAAACGTCGCACTATTTGATGTAGCCATTACTTACCCCATCCTGATTTAGCTTTAACTTTGGCTTTGTTAGATAGATTGCCATAGTGGAACAACTTTACACTAGTCTTAGTATGGGTTTTGCCCGTGTGAAGACTCCCATCAGCCATCTTGTGTAGACCGCCTTTGTGTTCTTTACCGTCTTTTTTGTAGTGCTTGACGCCCATACCCATTACTTTTTTCTCCTTTTGGCGGCTGTTACACGCCTAGGTTTTCCTGCTGGTTGGCCAAGACTCTTCTTCTCGGCTACCTTCTTTTTCTTCTCGGCGCTAGACATCTCGCCAGAGGTCTTAGGAGTCTTTTCAGATACCCGTTTGCTAGGACGGCAATATGGAGTGCCACGACCGTCTCCCTTCTTTCGACCACACGCCTTACCGGTGCTAACGTCTTTCCAGTCCTCTTTGAACCAACGCTTTAACGAAGCACCTTTCTCTGTCTTGCGTATCTTCTTACGCATTACTTACCAGCCTTTTTCTTCCGGCATTTAGCAATGGCCCCCGAAGCATATGCTGACGGGAACACTTTATATTGCTTCTTTACTTTCTTGTAGCACGCGTCTTTTACAGTACCACCTTCCTTGTACCCACACGCGCTAGTTTCTTTGCGGTAGTAAGTACGCATTAGCGCATCTTACAAACTTTGCCACCACGAGCCATGCCGTAACCGCGAGCTTTAGCCTTTGGCTTCTTAGCCATACCACCTTCCTTGTACTTCATGGTGGGTTTCTTCCTTCCCATTTCTGGGTCTTTCTTCATCATAGCTTTCTTGGCTGCTTCCTCTTTAGGACTAAGATTCAAGTTCTGCATCATAACTTTTTTATCGTGGGCTGCTTTTTCTTTTGGAGACATAGCCTCGTACTCTTCTTTAGTGGGGACTACTGGGCCGCCTTCTTGATACGCCTTGGCCATTCCACCAGCTTTCATCTTGCCCTTGCCGTCAGCCGCATAGTCGGGAACCATCTTACCGTCCTTCCCCTTGACCATGTTTAGCTTTCCGCCTTTACTCATCATTTGTTTTTGCATGGAGCTTCTGTTCATCATGTTATTCTCCTAACACTTCCATCGTTTCCTAGCTTGCCGCAACCTTGAATTAGGGTCTTTAGCCGCTTTAGGAAACTGTTTCATTTGTCCCGCAGAACGAGCGCAGTAAGACTTACGCCTACTTGCTCGCTTGCCAGTGGGTTTATCCTCGGTAACCGCAGTCTTTAACTTGGAGCCGGGGTTATTCTTCCTGTACTTCGCTACTCCTTTAGCAGTCATACCGGCACCGGACTTAGTAGAGCGCTTGTCGCCGCTCTTCTGGCTCATGCCCTTCATACCGGTGCCTTTACTTACTGACCCGCCTTTAGCGTAGTAATTACGCATAGAACACAGTTATAGAAGACATGTTGGCGGGGGAATAATCTATATACCCTCCGTCTTTAAACAGTATTCCATCGTCCGGTACATCAGGGTATTCAGAAGTAGTCGCAGAAGCTACCGTAGCAAACTGCATACGGATATTGCCTGTAGGGCTAGTCTCTCTGAACGTAATAGTACCTGCTGTAGCTGTGTTAACTGCGTATAGACCCTTCAAACGTAACCTACCCCCAAATATAGGAGCTGCTACGCTGTTAGAAGTACCTGCGCTTACATTGGCCGCAGGGTTACCCACTGCTGTAATAGAAGTGATAGAAGTGTAATATCCAGCACTTGTTACTACGCCAGTATCTGCGCCTACAAGACTTTCAGTAGCGGCGTTACCATCTTGATCTAGTCCAACAATAGTAAAAGATTTTCCGCTATCGTCGCCCGCAGAAGTGATAGTAATTTTCCTAGCCGCGTCAAGGGTAAAAGGACTACCCCCAACAAGCACGAGAGCAGCGTTATTACCTACTCCCGCAGCGGTGGATATAGCCGTCGCACTTGCTACTGCCGCAGATATAAATGTCGATTGAATGTCAGAAGACATAACCTACTCCTTACGGTTGAATTGCAGTGTTAAACGCCTGTGCGTACATTACAGTGATTACCGCGCTACCTGCGTTAGTTCCAGCAGAAGAAGTAACAGTAAGACGTAGATCAGAAGAACCCGTATCTTTCCACTCTAGCGTACCACCACCTTGCGTGGTAATTGTTTTAAGTCCTACACTTGTGCCTGAAGCGATAGCGTTAATGAAAGTATTGTTATTTCCACCCGCTTGACCAACACTTATATTAGTAGTTGTATTAGCAGCCGTCTCTAGGTCAACTAGAATGTTAACAATCTTAGAGTTTGCGGGAATAACTATATTAGTAGATGATGCAGTAAGTGCGCCACCTGATAGGTCAGCTACGTGCTGTTGAGTCATTACAACATAGCCTACGTTAGCTACGTCAGTACCTACAGTAGTACCTACGGTGTTTCGGATGTTACCGGCGCGGATAGGGCCGGAAAAAGTAGTATTAGCCATTATAGAGTTCTCACATGTGAGTTAAGGCAAATCTGTCTACATGTCGTCAGTCGGGTCTGTCAGATTCACCGGATTGTTTCCCGATAAGGGTAAACATATCACAGTGTGTAACTTTAAGTCAAACATAAAAAAAGGGGGCCGAAGCCCCCCTAGTACAACATGTTACTAAGCGATTAGTTAGCGCCGGGAGAACCGAAGATACCTAATGGGTCAGATACACCGAACGAGTAACGCTCACGAGCTTTATAGCGGCTGTTGCCAGTATCGAAGTCCGCGTCCATAGAAGTAGCCATTGGGCTACGAACGAAGTGCTTCAGACCGTTAGGAACGTCAGTACACAGGAACCAAGCATCTGTATCAGTCAGATAATGGTTAACTGCATAACCCTGTGGAACAGAGCCGTTGTTGTTGAGGGCGTTAAGATCGTTGTCGGCAGTGCCTACACGTCCTTCAGTCTCAAGCAAACGGGTTGCTACGAATTGCAGGGCAGGTGGGATAACGAGCTTCTTAGGCTTAGAGGCGATCAGGAGACCACGCTCATCAGTCCAGCCAGCGATCTGAATGACAGCGGCTTCCAAAGAAGTTTCGTTAAGGTCTGAACCAACCGCAGGACGGTTAGAGTTAACCCCACCATTAACCAATGGGTGAGCAGTAGAACAAAGTACTTGTCCGTCACCAAAGGTAGTGCCAGCAAAAGCGTTGTTCAGGATGTCTGCGCCTTTAACTTGCTTAGTGTATGCCATAGCGCGAGCCAGTGCTTTGGTGTAACGAGATGACAAGGAGTCATACAAGTTATCTTCAATCGCTTCTTCAGTGATTGAGAAACCCATTGCAACGGTTTCGTGCGTGTAGCGTGCGCTCCATGCTTCCTGCGCGTTGTCATAGTCGATGGCAGAACCTTCACCCTTAACAGGTGCAGCGCCAAAACCAGACAGCTTAGTTTCTTCTTCAAAAGAACGGTCAGAGGTTTCAGTCTCGAAAATCTCTTTGTGCTCTTCACCATACTTTGCGTACTCTAAACCGAACAGGGCGTTCAGGCCGGGGAGTAACTCTTTTAATAACTGCGCTCTTGAAATAGCCATTAGTTAGCTCCTTATAGACCTACGGCGTTAGTTGAACTGTTGTATCCGACGTTGAACTTAACAAGTACGTCAGGGAAGGCATCAGTCAGAGGGGAAACGGCAGAAACAATTCTGAATGCCGCAGTGGTTGTTACAGTAGTTGATTCAACTGCACTTGTAGAGTTACCAGTAGCAGTATCGCCAGTAGCAGTACTTTGAGCAGCAGCGAAGAACGTGTTAGCTCCGATGTCAGACTGGTCAACAGCGCCATCAAACTGAACTTGAAACAATACGTTTGGATCGTCAACAACGTAAGCCTTAACAACACCAGTAGTGCCAGAAGGGTAGTATTGGCTAAAGATCACTTGACCTTGCGCGTTAACGTACTCACAACCCATAAACACGCCTAGAGCGCCAGTAAAGCTGTTTGCAACTGGGAATGCCTGTGCGCCAGCGTTAGCGCCAGTACCAGTAGCGATAGCGATGTATCCATCAGCGCCAATAAACACAACCTGTCCGTTGAAGATGTTAGTAGCTTCTCCGGCAGGGTCAATCAAGTACTGAGTCGTAGCACCTGCGTAAGGCAGGCCGTCAGCACGTTTTACGGGGCGTAGCCCGTATGGTGCGGCAGTAAGAGCCATTTTGAATTACTCCAAATAAATTTTAGTTTAGGTACCTTTACCAAAGGTAACTTTAGATTTCCGCTCGCTAAATAGCGGCATACGAGGATCGTTCTCTCGCATAAGGTTGTTATCCACAGAATTAAGCTGTGCCTTACTTTGTTGGTTGTAGTAGTCAGTACGTTGTTCAACCATCTCAGTAGGTGCTTTACAAAGCAGTAGGCCACCAATAACTACGTTGTCTTTGAATCTTTCGTTTTCAATAGCGACAAGCGTAATTTCTGGGTGATCTGTTGCTTTAACAGGTTCCCAACCTTCACGTATTTTAGAAGAAACATTAGTAGCATCAATATTTCCTTGGGTGCTCACACGAATCCAGCGAAACGCGTATCCTTGCTCGGGGTGGGGCGAAGGTAGAACCTCTGGCCTAGTCCAAGCTGCTTTACGAACCGTTTTTGCACGGGTTTCTAGTTCACGATCAAGTCTGTTATTAGCCATTATATTTTCCTCATCTCTTCAGCAACCTTTTGGGCGTATAGTTCAAGCGGTACTCCAAGTTTCTTAGCGATAGCTACCTGTGTCTGCGTTAATCGCACCTTTTTGGGTGCTGTGCTCCGCGTAGCGGGGGCAACCACGTTTGACTGTCGCTTAGTTGTTTTGGCCTCTTGCTCTTCAGTTTCCCCTTCAAATTCCTCGGGGAAGGTGTTTCGCATACGAGAATTAATAGTCTCGTAGTAATCGTCACTTGTGGTGTCCATTCCTTGTTTAACAAGTTTACTATGGACACCCATAGCATAAGCTGTCATCTCGTCATCAGAACCAAACCAAGAATTTTCACTTGCCCAATTGGACGCTTTGGCATCTGGCTTTTGACGTGTCTCTTGAGGCATTTGTACAGGAACTTCTTCCTGTTGTAAAGCCCCCTCTTCGTAATTACCCAGTTTATCTACTTTTATCTTAGCAGTAGTTAACTTTTCTTGGGCCTCCAGCAGTTTGTCTGCGTCGCCAGCTTCATACGCTCTTTTATATGCGCGTTTGGCACTAAGTACTTCAATAGCTGAGTTTTTCTTAGCTTGCTCTAGCAAAGCAGCTTGATTCTTACCTACGTCGCCTTTTAGCTTGGTATTCTCGTCAACAAGGGTCTTGGCAAAGTTTTCTAGCTCTTCACGTTCACGGTTAGCCTGCTCTTTCGCTCGGCGCTCATCGTGGTAGCCTTTACTGAAGTGTTGGATGCGTTTACGTACCTTCTCAGAGTAGTCCTCAAGTTCTTCGTCGGTAACTTCTTCAGGGGGTGCGGAAGCTTTGCGGCCCCTATCAGCTTTTGGCGTATCATCAACAACCTCAACTTCTATTTCTTTTTCTTCTGATTTTGTCTCGTTTTCGTACTCTTTAGCTTCTTTCTTGCCAGTTATATCTATTTCTACTGACCCGCTAGACTCTATCTCTAGCTTGGTTTCTTCCTGCTCATGCGGAAGTTTGTACTCTACTGGTTGAAATCCCATACTATCTCTCCTTACGCTCGTGTTATGCCACGGGGGTCACTTACTACAGCTTCAATTGAATCGTCGTTCATCAGACGATACTCAACACCTTCTACTTTAAAACGCGTTCCAGTGTTCATGCGGAACATTACGTAGTCACCTTGTTTACACCACGGCCCTGTAGGGAAGCGCTCTTTATCAGAATAGGCACCATCGCCCATATCCAACACAAGCCCCATGATCGACATGATGTGCTCGTTGTGCATTTCCTTACTCGACTTAATGATGCCGCTACTACCATAAGTATCATCTACTTCCGGCATAGCCACTAAAACCCTATATCCCACAGGTTTCGGCAGTTGGGCTTCTACTTCTTCTTCCGTTACTTCGTTACTTAGATCAGTCATTGTCATCATCCAAATAGTTACGCGAGAGGTCGTTTATGTACCCTAAGCTGGCTTCGAGACCTCGAATCAAACCAACTACTTCTCGGTAGCACGCGTAGTCTTTCGGTGCGCCCCCACTGAGATGTTCTTGAGCAGAAGAGATGTCCTCTTCGATTTTCTTCTTTAGCACGTCTAGGACGGTAGTAGCCATGTTTATTCCTTATTACGTTTGTTTGCGGCCTCGCTTTGAGTCTTCATTAAGTCGAGGTCGAGTTTAGTGCTAGCTGTTCTTCTGTCCGCAGCTAGTTTTGCGCCCATTTTCTGAGCATCAAGCTCCAACTCTTGCCTGTCTAATTCAAGTTGCGCGGCATCATTCTGTATGTCCGCTTGGCTCTTCTGGGTTTTGAGTTGTAGTTCAGCCTGTTTTATCTGCATATCACCCTGATCTTTCTGGGCTTTACGTTGTACTTCTTGTTGTTTGACCTGTAGTTCTGCCTGCTGCATCTGCACCACAGGGTCTTGTTGCTTCTGCTGCGCCTGTTTTTGCGCTGCTTCTTGCTCGTGTTGCGCGGTAAGCTGCTTACCACCTTCGGATATAAGTCGGGACAACTGGACTTCAATCTCTTCGGGCAACGCTTCGTTTGGTGGTGGTAGGGCGACACCCAGCTTGTCTTCCATCTGAGCGCGGTATCTGAATCCAAGGTGCTCTGCGATATGGGCGTTCAAAGCTGCCATAATCTGCTGCGCCTGTGGGTTCTGACCGATAGTTCCTGCGATCATGGGGTCTTTCATAAACGACTGGTGAGCCATAATGTGAGCTTCGTGGTCTTGCGACAGGAAGGCTTTTATGGGGGTACCTGTTAAGGCGTTCATGTTCTCGCTTACGGGATCGGTAGGTTTCACATCGTCTTCCGTGGGGACTAACTTGTCAGCGTTTTTAACCCCAAGTACTTCGATCATTTGGCGGTGTAACTGGGGTAAGTTGTATATTTGAGGTGCTTGTTGTGACATTTGCAACACGGCTTGGTACTGGACTACTCGTTGAGCCATTGTGGAGCTGTTAGGGTCACTTACAGGGATTACATCAACCATCGCATAGTCAGACTGTCTGGCTGATACTTCGCCTCTAGCGGGCTGATACTCGTACTCAGCGGTGGCTTCTTCGGCCATAATAGCCTTGAGCATCTTAAACTCTAGCTTCATAGCGTAATGTACGCGTGCCTGTACCGCAGCCATAGGCTTCAACGTACGCTCTAACAACGCTAGTGTGGTACCTACGGGGGCATTTGCAGACATATCAGAGATGTTCATATCACTAATAGCGCCTAGGCGACGACCTTCAGTAGTGATTTGGTTAAGCAACGCTAGCAGTGTCTGGCTTGGCTCCTTATAAGGGAGCGTCATAATGTTTTCGCGGATGCTACCTGAAGGCACGTCCACATCTTTAAATTCTCCCGGCTCGATGGGGGAATCATCGCCCTTAATACGAAGGCCACGGGACTTTAATCCGCCGGGGAGGTTAGACAGGGTGCCAGCGTCCACCAGTTGCCGTATGATCGACGTTCCGGCTCTAGCGTACCCACCGATTATGTGAATCAGTCCAAGGCCGTAGAAGCCGAATCCGGGCACATATACGTAGTGTACAAAGTGCTGACGCTTCAATGTCAGGGGGTCAATCTCATTCCAGTTACGGCGTATAGCTAGTATCTGATGGTTACTACGTTCAATAGTTACGATGTAGGGCTTTGCGATACCATCTTCATCGTCTATACCCTCGATAAGGAGGTCTGCGTGGATTTCGTATATAGTGTACCGGTCATCATCGGTAATATCGTAGCCACCTTCTTCGGCTTTCTTCTCTTCGATGTCCGAGTGGAACGGTTCAGGTTCACCTAACTCTACTCCCGAGTAAAAACCACTTACTTGCAGTTTCATTACCTCGTTCTTAGTCTTGCGCATGATATGTGTAACACGCTCCGCAGACTCAATGTTAGACGCTCCGTAGGGCACGATAACGTCTTCTGCGGGGATATAGATGGCTGCCTGACGTCCTAGGTTAGGGTCAAAGTAAACCTTCTTAAACGCCGATCCTGCGAGTCCTAGGCTATACAGCATACGCTCGTGTTCGGGGCGATACTCGACCATATTCTCGGTTAGTTCGTAGTTCATGTCCGCCTTAACACGTTCAGAGGCTTCTAGCTTCTCTTTTGTCTCTGCGCCTAATACTTTTACGCGTACAGGGCCAGCGGCGGGAAAAGTCTCGCTCATGGTCTCTGCTTGGAACCGGATGGCAGCTTCTGCTAGGAGGGGGGAGTTAACGCCGCAAGCGCCTTCCCAAGGAGTCGTACGCTCTTCAGTCTTGAACCCTAGGATGTCTAGCCCCTTGACGTAAGTTTCAGCCCACTCTCTACGGCCCTCTACGTCAGCGTCTACCATACCGATAAGATCGTCAGCCAGCTCAGTTAGCTCGCCTTCGTCCATCGCCTCTACTAAGTTAGCGTCAAATCCTAGCAAGTCGTCTTCATCTCCGCCGGGAATGATAGTGATTTCTACGCTACCGTCATCCAGAGTTACCATTTCGGGGTTGACAACCTCGATTTCAAGTTCTGGTTCCATCAACTCACCGTCAATTTCTTCTATGCTCTCGGGAGCAGCGTATAACCCTTTTTCAATTGCCATGATCTAACCTCTTAATAAAACCCGCTCTTGCGGTGTTTAAAGTATCTAATGTCGTCTGGTTCATCAGTGGGCAGTCGAATAAACCCACCTTGCCTGAACCTCATAAGTGCCATAACCGTAGAATCCACCAAGTCATCGTGGCTAGCAAAGGGGAACCCCGCTATCTCCTCAACAACTTCTTCAGCCCATCGGGTCTGGGGAACCCATACCAATCCAGACTGTACAATATCAGATACTGAGTTTAAGCGTGCAAGTTTATCGCCTGATCCCCTGTGGGGGGTATACTCAGACACCGGTAGTCCCATCCTACGCATCTCTTGGTACAAGGCAACACCAGAACTCTTCTTCTCCACGATGAACGAGTCAGGTTCCCAGTCAGAATACTCCTGCATGGCCAACTCTTTTAGTTCATGGAACTCCAACCGCTGCTTTATACTGTTAAGTAGTATGATATTATACGCTGAAGTCTCTTCATTTAGAAAGACACCCCATGTAGTCAGGGCCGTGTAATCCGCTCGGTTGTGTTTTTCTGCCGCCGAATCCAGTGACATGATGATATATTCGCAGCTTGGGGGGTGTTCGTGCTCCCATTCGTTCCACCACTCGCGTTTGACAAGTGCGGCTTCTTCTGCTGTAGGCTGCTGTTGGTACTGAGCGTTCCACTGAAACACAGGCATAGAAGCTTTTGTGCGTAATAATGCCTCTAAATCAAAGAATTCGGGCCATAAAGGCTTCTCTACTATCTCTCCGGTGGTCGTATCTTCCACATCGAGGATCGCGGGGAACTCAATAACCTCATACTGGTCAGATCGCTCGTTTTGAGCCATATCCTTGACCACACGCCCCGTCAAATCGTCCATATGCCACCTAGTTTGGATGATAGCTACGCTACCTCCGGGCATTAGACGGGTACGAGCACCGAACGTAAACCACTCATATGCCTTCTCAAAGACGATAAAGTTGCCATTAATTACGTCTTGCTCGGAATGTGGGTCATCTACTAGCAGCAAATGGGCACCACGACCAGCCAATGCGGAGCCAACACCACAAGCGTAGTACTCTCCGCCCATGTTTGTGCTCCAACGACCTGCTGATTTGGAGTCTTTGGCGAGTGTTACGGTAGGGAATATGGCTCTATAGGCTTCACTGGAGATAATGTTACGTACTTTACGACCAAAATCCACTGCGAGGTCGGTAGTGTGGGACACCATCATTACTTTCTTGTCTGGATTACGTCCCAAATACCACGCGGGGAAGAAAATGGACACTAATTGGGACTTTCCGTGGCGCGGGGGGATATTTACGCAGGCTCTGTCCTTGTCTCCACGCTCAATAGCCATTAATAGGTCGGCCAGCATGCGGTGATGCTTCCCAACTAGGTAGTCAGGCTGCATAAGTTTACAAAACTCAATTAAATCGTCATATGCGGCTTTATTTGTACGCCTACTGTCCAGTTCATCGAACAGTTTTTCTATCTCTACCACCTCGTCCGGCGTAAAGTCGTCAATGTTATCCAACATACGCTGGATTTCTTCTTGCGTAAAAGCTTCAGGAGTGCTAGGCGCAGTCATTTATCGTCACATCAGCGGTAGTTACCATGACTACTCGCGCCCCACAACTCAAAATCGGCTTGTCTGTGGTACTTTGCAGCACTTCAGACGGCCCGTTTATAGTTACAGAGTTACAGTACGTGTTTTTCTTGCCTTGTTTTACGGTGATTACGGGTTCGTTCGTCCCATTCTTGAGATTGGCACGGATTTTGTGTTGGTTCACATGGATATACGTCTTAGGCATCCTTACTTACCCCTAATTCGGCGTCTATGTCTATAACTTCTCCGTCCAACACCACCTCATCCACAGGATTTACGATCTTTTCGAGTTTTTGTCGTAGTTTTGCCTTCAGATCGTCTGTTGACTGGTGTGTAACAGTCACTTCTGACTTCTCGGCAAACAACGACACGTCTGAAATCTTACCCAGTAACTCCAATGCCCGTATTCGTACCTTGGGGTCGGGGTTCTCGGTCTCTAAGATGAGTTTGTTGGTGATGAGGTGACGCACAGTAGTAGCAGACTGGACAACAGACTGACCAAATTCAGTCAAAATGTTCCCTGTAAGTACCAATGAGGCAGGTGTAAGCTGGGCTAGACGCTTACTTGTAGCTTTCTTCGATGTTTTTTCGGGGTCGTCGGCGTACGCTATAGCAAGTTTAGATGCTACGTCTTGGTCTTCTTTGTTGGGTTTCAATTCTAACCCATGTTCTGCTAGCTCTAAGGCTGTAGTTGTTGCTGCAACGGTACGGACAGTCAAGTCCACCGCAGGATCGTCATCAAAAAGCGGAACCCCAAGCTCGGGTTCGAGTTTAATCGTCATATCGTACATCGCAGGTTATTCACCGGAGGTGCATTTATAACACACTTGTTTTTTGGAAACAAGCATATGTCTGGCATAGGGGGTTTGGTGCGTAAAAGTGCCAACTAAGGCGAATTATTGCATGCTAAAAGTGTGGCCATACCATATATGATATGACTTACATGAAAAAAGGGCATTAGTAATCATAACTGATTGGTTTAAAATGGCACCTTACTCCTACTCAATTGAGGCTCCCGTGATCTGCTTTTCTGTTTTAGTTACTACCGTTATGTGTTTTATTTCTGTTGTTGGTCTTGCTCTTATTGCGTACGACTCGTAAAGTTACTTAGCCTTTCTAATCCCTGTTCCATTTTTTCTTTGGTGAACTTACTGGCCGCAAATTGCTTGGCACCGGCAGTTGTTACCTCGTCTATAGATTGCACGAACAGGCGCTCCGTGTCTAAAGCTACGAAAACGTAGAAGTCTGCGGTCTTAGTCGTACGGAGGTTATACGAATAGCGAGATAACCTAGGATTCCGGTTCGCCGATTTGACCTGCACGGTAAACACATCTCCGTTACGCGACTGGCACCACAAGTCTACGCCGGAACGGTCTACGTGGTGGCACTCTACGCCCATTTTTTCGAGTAGGTAGATTACAAGGCATTCCCCTACACGTCCCCTAACTGTGCTGCTATCGACTTTATCCATACCTTGATAATAAGGTATAAAATTTTTTTCACAAGGTGTTTTTAAAGTGATGTGGGGGGTCTTCCTATATAGAGGGGGTGGGGGTTCCATTTTGAGAAAAATACGATTTATTTGAGTATATTAGTAATATAAGAGCACACGGGACTCCGGTCTGTCTGAAGTGGTGCATGGGGGCGGGGTGGGTATCGGATTGTGCCGATTCGTGGGTTTCAGTATACATATGTATACAGCGATAGCAGGCTATCTATTGTAATCACACGTAAACCTGTTACTATGGGAACCATCAACAGCAATCACGCGGTTGATAAACTAAAAGAGTAAATCATTATGAATAACGACAACACTATCCCAACACGTTTTACTAAAGCCGCTGAAACTTTATTGACTAAAGCTACACGCTCCGACAGTTCAGCACGTAAAGCGGCTCAAGCGGCATATGATCAAATGCACGCCGATGGCATGCTATGGACTGACTTTATACCGGTAGGAAAAGAACATGACGGTAGCAAGTCCACGGCGAACAACGAACTACGGTTGGCTATCATGGCGGCGCGACTGAAGGGCATGGGCGCGAAGGCTATCAAACTAGCAGGGACGCCGACTAAAGCCCTGAGCGATAGCGACAAGGCAGACAAGCGAACGGTCAGCATCAAACTTAATAAGTACGTCACCGATGATCGGAACGCAATGCGATTGCGACAGGATGCCGCTTACAAGGCCAGCAAGTCTACCGCGAAGACTAAAGCCCCTCAGACTCCGAACGCTCCGACTGAGGCGTCATCGAATAACAACACGAAGATAATCGAGTTACTGACTCAGGCAAACAAAAAGGCTCAAGGCGAAGAGGCACCTACCTTCGATGTTGTAGCACTGACCGCACTACTGGCTAAAGCGTTAAAGATTGTAAATACTCCGGTCGAACCATCTCACTAAAACCCACCAATATAAGCCTCCGAAAGGGGGCTTTTTTTTCGCCTACCAAAAAGTACTTTTTGATACCAGTTGTTGATCCGCGTAGCGCCTCGCGGGATAACACGTTGATACCAGTTGTTGATCCGCGTTGCGCCTCCGCCCCGGGCAAGGTTATACGTCACAGGATAACACGTTGATACCAGTTGGTGATCCGCGTTGCGCCTCGGACATGGCACGTCTACGCACGTTTAGACACGTTTGTGTATACATATGTATACAAGCAATTGTTCCATTTGTAATGTTCCAAAAAAGTTGTAATGTTCCCGTAATGTTCCCCTAATGTTCCCGTTTTTGGACAAAGTGTGGAACATTATACTGCGGTTGTATCTGGTGGTATCTAATGGCAGTTAGTCTATAAAGCTACATATGCAGGAGTGAGCAGAAGTGCTTATATATATACTTTCTTTAAAAAGTAATTGTAATGTTCCGCTGGAAAAAACTACTTAGCTATTATTGGAAATCTTTCTAATGTTCCACTCTCTTACGCCAAAATATATCGGCAAGTAATTCTGTTAAAAAAGGAACATTGGAACATTGTAAGGAAATCAATGACTTACCCACCTACACAGTAGAACATTATGGAACATTACAGAACAATACACTTCTACCCACCAAACAACACGTTTGTGTAACATTTGACATAAGCTGATAAGGGCGTATAATGGTTGATGTAAAGGCGATTAACCGCATTACATTTTTGTCGCTGACAAGCAACCCAACTTGTATACATATGTATACAAAACAGATATAGGATTACACATTATGAGAAAGCCAACCCCTTTGCAGATCAAGCAGTCAGGCATACTGGGAGAACATTTCTTTACCCGTGACACGTTAAAGTTTTACCGCCAGACTATGGCCAGCTTCACTACGCAGTGGATAAACAAGAAAGAGGGTATTGTGCTTCTGTCTGCCCCACTAGCCGGTGAGTCTGGTAACGTCATATTTATGACTAGGCGCTATGTGCAAGTGTGTCTCGATGGTTCCCTTGTACACGTTTCACGGGCACGGGTCGAGAATATCCAAATGTTATGTAGTGACATAGCCGAGTAACACCAAACTGTATACATATGTATACAAACTAAACCAACCAAGAGAGCAATACTATTATGAATACATTATCTAATGCACCACAGGCAAGCGCACCGTCCATCGGATCGAGTGCAATGTTAGTAGAGCTACAAGTCAGTCAGTGGACAGGACGTAAGAAGGACAAGCGTGCCTCTGCTACTGTTACCGATCAGAACTATGCGGACAAGGGCACCGCAGCAGTGAGTAAGAAGTTATTAGGTCACTGCCAAGAGTTAGACGCCATCCACAAATTCACTGCTAATGCACGTAACATACACTACAGCATGACTATGCCGTGGAGCGATACGGGTATGCGGTTGCTACCGACCGCGCAGTACTTCGACTATCACCAACAGATGACCGACTTGCAGGATGAGTTCAGACGCATGACCGGTTTGTTTGTCACCAACTACGATTGGGAGATAAGCAGGGCACAGGCACGGCTGGGTGACTTGTTTGTACGCAATGACTACCCCACGCCCGACTCTATCAGTAACAAGTTTGGGTTCCGCATCTCTTATATACCCTTACCCGATGTGGGTGACTTCCGTGTCGATGTAGGCAATGAGCAGAAGCAGGTGTTGGAGGATCACTATAACGACTACTACCAACGCCAACTGGTATCAGCTATGGACGATGTGTGGCAGCGCACGCACAAGGCGTTGACCAATATGTCCGACCGTCTCGATTACAGCGGGGATGATAAGAAGAAAGTGTTCCGCGATACCCTAGTCGATAACGTGCTCGACATGGTTGATATGCTCAGTGTGTGTAACGTAACAGGTGACAGCCAGATGGAGCAGATGCGCCTGACGCTAGAAGAGGCACTCCGTGGCGTCACACCCGATGGGTTACGTACTAACGAGACACTGCGTGTCGAAACGAAAAGGGTAGTAGACAACGCCCTCAAGTTACTACCATCGTTGGAGATGTAATCATGGACAAAAAATATTCAATCGCAGTGTGGGACATACAGTTCTACAAAGTTGACGAGGACGGTAACGAGTTACTCAACGAGGACGGTAGCGTCAAGCTGTTCACTAGTAGCCGCAATATGGATTTCTCATGGGTAGCTGAGTCTGCTGATGCTAATGAACTGGAGGAGATGTAATGTTTTATATTGAAGCGTTCGACTCAAGCGACAGACCCATACTGGGTAACCTAGACGGGCAGACCGTGTTACGTGTGCGCAACTACAAGCGCACCAAGCACTATAACTACCTACGCACTACGCGTACCCCGCGTGTGTCTTACTATAAAGTCGTGACCGAGAGCGGTCGCGTAATGGAGGTGTTCTAATGAAAATTAAGAACCCATGTACGTCCAAGTGGCAGAATGTAGTTGACCGTATAATACGTGTACGTGCCGAGGGCGCATCCAATGTAGCGTTCGAGGAAGCTATTATCCTAGGTATGGACAACCCCGAGGACTATATGCATATGTACTCGACCGAGGTGGCGCACCACTTTAAGCACAGGGACACCCGTGAGTATGTGGTGTTCGACAAATACGACTTTGATGTTGATCACACTGTCACTAACAAGTAACACCAACCTGTATACATATGTATACAAACTAACCAAGAGAGTAATACTATTATGAATACATCAGCTATGTACGCACTATCTATCGACCAGACTGTAAACCTAATCGCAACAGGCGGCACCGAGCGCACCGTGTTAGTCCAAGGGCATATGGGGTCTGGTAAGTCAACGCTGTTAAAGACGTTAGCAGATAAGTTCCCCAACCATGTACCGTGCTACTTTGATTGCACGACGAAAGACCTAGGCGATCTTAGTATCCCTAACCTCAATACAGAAGAAGGCTATGTGTCCTACCTACCCAATGAGGAGTTTGGTATTCACCTAGACAAGCCAGTGATCCTGATGTTCGATGAGTGGGGTAAGGGCAATCCAGCAGTCAAGTTGGGTACGCTAGTCACCATGCTAGAACGTAAGGTAGGCACTAAGAAGTTACCCGAGGGTAGCATCGTGTTCGCAACCACCAACCTAGGTGCAGAGGGTGTAGGTGACATTATCCCTCCCCATGCCCGTAACCGTATGTCTGTTGTTACCATGCGTAAGTCAGACGCTACCGAGTGGATCGACTATGGCATCAACAACAACTTTCATCCGTCAGTGTTAGGTTTCGTACGTGAGTTCCCACAAGTAATGCAAGGCTTCGAGGATGTGAAGAACCCTGATGACAACCCGTACATCTACCACCCCAAGCAGCAACGCGCCGCCTTTGTTACCCCCCGCTCGTTGGAAGCTGCGAGTGATTGGCTTCACCAACGTGAGCACTTAGATGACAACACGTTAACAGCAGCGTTGATGGGTACGATAGGTGACCGCGCAGCTATGGACATGATGGCGTTTGTCAAGTTAGCAGACCAGCTACCTAGTCTATCCTCTATTAAGCAGTCACCACTCGACGCCAAGGTACCCGAGTCAGCATCGGCAGTGTGTATGGTTGTGTACCGAGCACTGGGTGCTATGGATCGTGACTGGGTGGATAACTGGGTGACGTACTTGGAGCGACTCGATAAGGAAGCGCAGGGTCTATTCGCTATGGGTGTACGCAGCAACAGCTACGCCAAGCGTTCCATCGTAATGCAGAGTAAGAACTTTACGCAGTGGGCGATGAAGAACAACTACATGTTCGCGGCAGACGTGGTATGAAGATCACACGTAGCGAAATGCTACAACTCAGGTTACACCCTAGCAAGTTTAGGACAAGTGGCAAGTACACCACCGTAGAGGAGCGCCGCGATAGGTATTGCCGGTGCTCCCAACCTAACGGTGACTGGGTGTCAGGGTGTTTCAGATGTGGACGTAGAATCCGAGTATTTACGGGGAGAATATAATGTTAGCTATCGGTAAGAAACTTTCAGCAGAAGAGCGACTGTCTAAGGCAGTCGTGGCCATCATGGGTAACCCCAAGTATGTAGCACTAGCGGGCATACTGATGATCGGCGACAAGACTATATGTGACGACGTATCTACGGCGTGTACTAATGGACGTGATGAGAAGTACGGACGTGCGTTTGTAGCTGGCCTGACCGACCCCGAATTGCGTGGGTTGGTACTACACGAGAACTATCACAAGCTATACAGTCACCTAACTACATGGAAGCATCTGTGGCAGATAGACGCGCATACCGCTAACATGGCGTGCGACTACGTGATCAACCTCAAGATCAGGGATGACAACCGCGATGGGTTCGCCAAGCTACCCGATGGGGGGCTTATAGATGACAAGTACTCTGGCATGGACAGTGCTCAAGTGTTCACCCTAATACGTAAGGACATGGAAGAGAACGAAAGGTCTACCGGGGAGGGTGGAGGCACACCCACTAACGGGTCAGGTGGTATGGACGAGCACGACTGGGAAGGTGCGCAGGAACTATCCGAGGAGGAGCAACGCGAGTTGGCGCGAGACATTGACGAGGCTATACGTCAGGGCGCGATGGTCGCAGGTAAGGTAGGTTCTACGGGTGACCTAGGTCTGGACGAGTTACTACAGCCGCAGGTAGATTGGCGCGAGGTGTTGCGTGAGTTTATCCAGACTACGTGTGCAGGTAGTGACTACTCTACATACGCACGCCCCAACCGTAGGTTAATGAGTCAGGGTATCTATATGCCTACTGGTATCAGTCAGCAGGTTGGCGAGTTAGTGATCGCAGTTGACACGTCCGGTTCCATACAACGGGCAGACCTGACCGCGTTCCTATCAGAGGTCAAGGCTATATGTGACACCGTACACCCTGAAAAGATACGCTTACTGTACTGGGGTCACAAGGTAGTGGGTGACGAGGTGTATGCACTAGACGAGTTAGACGGTCTGGTTACGTCCACCAAACCAGCGGGAGGTGGTGGCACTGATGTTACGTGTGTCACCGACTACATGACCGAGCACAGCATCAAACCACAGGCGTGTGTTGTGTTGACTGACGGGGATTTGTATTCCGGTTGGGGTCAGTGGGACTGTCCCGTGTTGTGGACAATACTCAATAACAAGTTTGCCGTACCGGATGTAGGTAAGGCAGTACACATCAAATCGGGAGATATGTAATGGCTGAAATTAGACCAGCAGAAACGCGGGCGAAAGTTAAAGCGGGGACGTACGAGGAGGCGTACTTTTATAGAGTAGATGCGCTTAGTACTCGCTCTGGTTACGTAGATACTGTAAACACCGCAAGAGCGTGCGCACGCCCCAAGTTCATGGAGTTTGTGGATGGGGTAAAGAAAGCATTCCGAGGGTGCGAAGTAGTAGAGGGGTACGCAGCGGGTACTGAGACGTTTAGGGCATTCGTATACATGCCAGAAGATACGTTTTGTATGGGTGTAATAACCGTCCATGACCCCGCCAAGTACAGGTGGGGTGAGAACACAGTAACTATAGACTCCGAGTTGATATACACCGTGTGGAGTCACACCGTAGACAACAACAAGTACGCTAGAGGCAAGCGTGAGCGGTATTCAGCGGCGTCAAAAGATATAAACAAGGCGATCAAGAACGCCAAGAAGTACCTACGCAGGGTAACGCATAAGGAGTTGACTATGATAACGCGGGAAGAGTACGTTACCGCAGCGAGACAGGGACTCGACAAGTTACGCCGTAACGCTGACCTACTGACCGATGAAATTGGGGTCAAGTCTTACAACGTAAAGAACACGCAAGCTATGCCGTTATATAAGGAGTTGGTTCACCTACTGGATATGGGTACGGGGTTTCTTAACAAGGAGTTCGAGACCCACCTTAGACAGCTACGTGATGAGATGGCGGCGTATGAGTCAGCTAACGCTCAACGTGCAGCCGCTACCGATTACTGTGTGCGTGTGTACGAGTCTAGGGGTAGACAGGTATTTAGTATGGCCATGATGGATGGCATTAATCGCAACCCCAACTACTCTATGACTCACTCAGGTAAGGAGATAGGCGATACGATTGAGTACACCGAAGACACTCTACCCGAATGGGTTGCAGGTAAGTTATCCCTACTATCTATGTGCGATGAGAAGGAATACATAGAAGGTGTTGGTTACCACTACGACAGGACTATATTCTATGTCACAGACTGATACGTTTATGGGTGATCCTGACGGTACTGATACTATCTACAGGGTAAAGATACTTACCGCCACCAATAAGGCCGAGGTGACATGTATAGGCATAGACTGTGTTGACGAGGAGCAAATGCTGCGCTACTATGAGGTAAATGAGTTACCCGAGTGGCTGGCAGGGCGCGTTGCTGCGTTATGCCTATGCGACCCCACTCCACCGACCCCCACTATAGAAGGTGTTGGTAGGCGTATTGACGAACACACTTTTTGGGTATTGAAATAACTAACTGTATACACATGTATACAAAACAACTGAGGATGTACATATGAAGAAGTATCTATTGATAGCAACACTATTAACCCTAGCAAGCACCGCCAATGCTAACTGGTGGACAAAAATATCTGAACAACGGTACCCTTCTGGGGATGTAATATGCCAATGGAAGTCAGGTTGGGGAACTAACACCGTGTACATAACCACTGCGGGACAAGGTTACTGCCCCCGCCCGAACTGAGAACTGGTATCAATGAGCGACCTTTATCCGATCTACGAAAAAATAAGAATAGACGCTTACGTATCCCGTAGGCGTCAGGATATAGCAGACATAGCAGGAGTACACATCAACACGGTGTCCAGTTTTATTAATAAGGTAAACGCGCCGTGTTGGGATACCCTACTACGAATAGAGTCCGCTGTTAAAGAAGTAAAGGAGATGGGAGATAAGTATGGCGATGACGCCGGAAGGTAAGGTCAAGAAGAAGATAGTTGAGCAACTGAAAGCGTTAGGGTGTTACTACTTTTTCCCTGCTACTGGGGGATATGGTAAGAGCGGAGTGCCTGACATAGTAGGTTGCTACAACGGGAAGTTCTTTGGTATCGAATGTAAGGCGGGTAAGAACACACCAACAGCTTTACAGCAGATGAACCTAGACCAGATAAACGCTGCGTACGGGTTAGCGTACGTAGTAAACGAAACCAATATGAACGACATAGAAAAATTACTCGGAGAACACAAATGGGCAATGAAAAATCAGAATCCAAAGTACGCGGCGCGTTGGATGCCGAATGGGAAAGACTGCGAAAAGAAAGTCCCGCAATAGTAGACTTTGTGGTAGAAGCGGTGGAGCAAGGGTTTAACCTAGGTGCAGAGGCTGTTAAAGCCGCAACGCCAACAATAGATGAGTCTCTTATGCGGGTGTATCTGGACGCAGCCGAAGAAGAGCGAGACGCCGCAGCATATTCGCTAGACAAAGCAAAGTGGTTGGAGTGCGCTGCCACACACTGGGGAAAAGAAGAAGACGCCGAAGAAGAGTATAACAAGTACATGCGGGAAACAGATGCTGCTGATATAGCTGAAGAAGACGAGAAAGACGATGCTATAAACCCCGACCACTACAAGTCAGGTCTCATCGAGTGTATCGAAGCTATTGAGGAGAGCATGACTACCGCAGCGTTCGCGGGCTATCTCAAGGGCAACTGCATGAAGTACCTCTGGCGCTATGAGACCAAGCACGCTTACGACCCACTGCAAGACCTCCAGAAAGCTGAGTGGTACCTGTCACGCCTTATCGAGTTAGTGGGTGAAGATTATGAGTAGAGGCCAGACGCACGGTGGTAAGGGGGACAAGCAACGCCCCACAGACAAAAAGAAGTACGAAGATAACTACGATGCTATCTTTGGTAAGAAGAAGACAGGTAGAGAAGAACCCTGTGGTTCAGAATTATTACGAAGAGAGAAGGAGAAGAAAGAAAAGCTAGCAATATTAAACAGTAGAATGCGGACACCTGACGGCACAATACTTGAATCCATCCATCGTCACGATTATGTGACCCATACAGATGCCAACGGCAAAGAGTACATGCTTGATGGCGGCTGTGACTACGTTAGATGCTCTGCTAACGGCGACGAAGAGCTGCTAACTATTTATACCGACTACCCCCACGAAGTGATAAGGCTGCATGCCAAATGGGGAACTTACGGCAAGGAGGGTGACGAGCCTTTGAGGTATGTGACAATTGCTGGCTTAAACCCATACCACCTTAGAGCTATCTTAGACACGCAGCAGAAAACCATGCGTCCAGCTATGTACAAAGTAATGCAAGATGAGGTGGAGTATCGCAATGAGAATTAAAATTTATAAACTGATAGAGCAGATAGTCGAGCAAGGTACATGTGCAGGTTATCATAGGGCGCACAAGCATACCGATACCCCTGATGAATATACAATAACAAACTGCATTGCTGAATACATAATGAATGGCTTTGATGAAGCATTTGAATTTGATATGGAGGAATAGTAATGCAGATTACCGATTACATATTTATAAACCTAATTGTTGCTGGCAGCAGTAAAGGCGTTGAGTTTGAACAGTGGGAGCTAGACGCTAAAAGCAGGCCGCGTTTTGGCCGCAACTGGTGGTTTTGGCTGCCTAACCCTGTTACAAATGGCGGTAGGTTTAAGCCTTGGGAAACTACAGACATAGGGTTGCAATGGCTATGTTTTAGCTTGTCGCTGACAGTTTATTCTAGGCGCAAAAGGAATAGTAATGAAAAAGAAACTTAAATACTTTGGTCTTGGTATTCTAAATTTAATTATCTCACCGGTCTATGTTCCAGCTTTAATTCTCTGGCAAGAGAGAAATGATATAAAAGACTTTTACTTACAATGCTTCAAAGCAATTACATTTAAGGATATATAGAATGAAGATTATGAGTAGAGGTCATACGCACGGTGGTAAGGGGGACAAGCAACGTCCCACGGCAGGTACATTTGCGGATAACTGGGACAACATCTTTAATAAGAAGAAAGATAAGGTACGTTCTACGCCCAAAGAGGTACGTCCTGTGCCCAAAGACAAGGAGGATGACGATGGACTTGATAACGGTTGATCTGGAAACGTATTATGACAAAGACTTCTCTTTAAGAAAGATGACAACTGAATCCTATATCCGTGACCCTCGCTTTGAGGTGATCGGTATAGGTATAAAAGTAAACAACGGTGGAACGGAGTGGGCTAGTGGCACACACGAAGAACTTAAAGAGTATCTACACTCGTTCGATTGGGCCAACTCTATCCTACTATGCCACAACACTATGTTCGATGGGGCTATTCTTAGTTGGTTGTTTGATGTGCATCCTCGCTTGCTCGGTGATACTTTGTGTATGGCCCGTGCTTTACACGGGGTTGAGGTTGGTGGATCACTCGCTGCACTCGCTGAAAGATATAACATCGGTAAGAAGGGAACAGAAGTACTCGACGCCCTCGGTAAACGCCGAACAGATTTCACCGTAGAAGAACTAAGCAGTTATGGCGACTACTGTATCAATGACGTAGAGTTAACGTACAGATTGTTTAACATTATGGGTAGAGGGTTTCCCAAGCAAGAACTACGCATCATTGATTGCACGTTACGTATGTTCGTAGACCCTATACTAGAGTTAGACCTTGGCTTGTTGGAGCACCACTTAGAATCTACCAAGCAAATTAAAGAAGACCTGATAGCGTCTTCTGGTGCGACTAAGAAGGAGCTGATGAGTAACCCTAAGTTCGCTGAGTTACTTGAGGGGTTAGGTGTTATACCCCCCATGAAGAAGAGTCTAACGACTGGTAAGCAGACCTATGCGTTTGCTAAGAGTGACGAGCAGTTCAAGGCATTGGCTGACCACCCCGATCATAGGGTACAGACATTGGTAACATCTAGGTTAGGCACCAAGAGTACGTTGGAGGAGTCGCGTACTGAGAGGTTTATAGGTATAGCCAAGCGCGGACTAATGCCGGTACCGATAAGATACTACGCCGCGCATACGGGTAGGTGGGGAGGCGATGACAAGATCAACATCCAGAACCTACCTAGTCGTGGTACGAACGGTAAGAAGTTAAAGAACAGTATGCTTGCCCCCGAAGGGTATACGATGGTTGACTGTGACTCCTCGCAGATTGAGGCACGGGTGTTGGCGTGGGTAGCTGGGCAGGATGATCTGGTATCAGCTTTCCTGAACGGGGAAGACGTTTATATAAAGATGGCGTCGAAGATTTACGACATACCGGAAGAAGATGTTACCAAAGAGCAACGCTTTGTGGGCAAAACGACTATCCTAGGGTGTGGCTATGGTATGGGAGCGGTTAGGTTTGTAGAGCAGTTGGCTACATTTGGTCACGTCATGCCGTTGGAGGAGGGGCGTAGGGTAGTTAACATCTACCGAGACGCTAACTGGAAGATAAACAAGTTATGGCGTGACTTACAACAGATGATAGTAAAAATGTCCCGTGGAGAAACCATGTCCCTTGGGCCGAACGGGATTATTAAATCCGTCGAAACCGCTACGGGTATGGGAATACTACTGCCGTCCGGTTTGGTTATGCGTTATGACGGGTTAGATTTTGAGCAGGGGGAGCACGGGCCGGAGTTTAGGTACAAGACTCGGCGCGGGTACACCCGCATCTATGGCGGTAAGTTATGTGAGAACGTGTGTCAGGCTATCGCTAGGTGTATCATCGGTGAGCAGATGTTGGCTGTTGCCAAACAGGAGAAGGTAGCATTGACCGTACACGATTCATTAGTGTGTTGCGTACCTACTGACGACTTAGTACGAGGACAGGCATTCATTGAAAGTTGTATGCGTGTTACGCCCGATTGGGCAGAGGGCTTACCGATAACGTGTGAGTCAGACAGTGGTAAATCATATGGAGAGGCAGCGGGATGAGCGATATTAAAAGAGCAGTACGGGAAGCCAATAGGTTTGCAGATCGAGAGATACGGAAGGCGACTATGTTTAGACACCGCGTTGGCGATACGTTTGCTACGCGAGTATACGGTCTGTTGTTTAGCCCCACCGTGGTTTCGGCGTGCGGGTGGGTTGGGTTGTTTGTGTTGGGCGGGATAGTGGGAGTATACGTTAATGGGTGAGATTATTAAGTTCCCTGACAAATTCCCAGAAACAACGGGCGACTACTTGGCGATAATGGTGGGTGAGGATGATGACGGAGATCCTGTAGTTTGCGTAGAGCAGTGCCTGACACATGGTAAAAAGACACACATTAATGCTGTATTCCTAGAGGTAGAGCAACTAGACGTATTGATACGTGAACTAACAATAGTAAGTTCGATGTTTGTGGAGAAACACTGATGGGTATAGCGCCGTGGTCGTTCTCAAAGATTAAGTCTTTTGAACAGTGTCCTAAGAAGTTCTATCACTTGAAGGTGGCTAAGGACTATAAAGAACCTGAGACAGAGGCGATGCTATATGGCACCGCCGTACACCTCGCCGCAGAGGAATACGTTAGGGACGGCACGCCGCTCCCCGCTAAGTACGGTTACTGTAAAGATGTTCTCGATGCGTTGATGGCTAAGTCAGGTGAGAAGCTCTGTGAGTTAGAGATGGGGCTTACTGAGAACCTAGACCCCTGTGGATTTAGGGATGATAATGTGTGGTGGCGGGGCATAGCCGATTTAGTTATACTGGATAGAGAAGCCAAGACAGCTTGGGTGATAGACTACAAGACCAGCAAGAACACACGATACGCAGATAAAGGGCAGTTAGAGTTGATGGCCCTCGCAGTGTTTAAACACTACCCCGAAATACAGTTTGTCCGGGGGGGTCTCGTGTTTGTTGTGTGTGGTGAGTTAGTAACAGGCACTTACAACAAGCCAGATGAAGCTAAACTGTGGTCTAAATGGTTGTCAGACTATAGCCGTATGGAGAAAGCGTTCGAGAAAGATGTGTGGAACGCACACCAAAGTGGGCTATGTAAACGTCACTGCCTAGTGACAGAATGTGTACACAACGGAAGACACTAATGCGTCCTAGAAAAAGAAAGAAACAAGTCAATGCTCCTGTAGGGAGTGACACGTTTGAACGCCGAATGGAGCGACAGCGTGCCAGACGTGCTATGGATAAGAAAGGCAAAGACGCCAACGGCAATGGCAAGGCTGACAAGCGGGAAGGTAAAGACGTTAGTCACAAGAAAGCCCTAGTCAATGGCGGCACCAACAAAGATGGTGTTACAGTAGAGGATAGCTCTACTAACCGTAGCCGGAACTACAAAAAGAAAGGCAGTAGAAAGCCTAAGTAAAGAACTCCCTATTGGTATGGGTTGACGCGTGCTTGATGCGTCTTTAAATGATGGCGTGCTCCCGTTAAGAGGGCATATAAAGCGCCATAAAATCGAGTAGTCCAACGGTAGCGTGTTTCGTGGAATTTTCACGTTTTCCATCATAAGTAGACCTAGCCCTATCTATGGACGAAGCAGGGCCACTAAATTTTTTCGCGTGACGTGGACACCCACTTCATGCTATTTCGCATCGGAGCGACAAATGAAGATAGTAGACGATAAGGCATTACTACTCACCCTACGTAACCCATCAAGAGTTACTGCGGTGATACCTAAAAGCAAAGAACTACCGAACAACCAAGTACTTGTTAACTGGGGATTGGAGGAGACTCAGGTGTTACGCAACATGAACATCAACGCGCCATCCCCCATAGAATCTAGGTACGAGTGGTCAGGTAGGTACGCGCCGTTCGACCACCAGAAGACCACCGCCTCTTTCCTAACACTTAACCGTAAGGCGTTTTGCTTTAACGAGCAGGGTACAGGCAAGACCGCTAGTGCTATATGGGCGTCTGACTACCTAATCGACCAAGGCGTCATAAGACGTGTGTTGGTGGTATGCCCCCTATCCATCATGGATTCCGCATGGAGGAATGACCTCTTTAGTTTTGCCATGCACCGCAAAGTAGATGTGGCGTACGGAGCAGCTAAGAAACGGCGTGCGGTAATTGAAGGTGAGGCTGAGTACGTGATAATAAATTATGACGGGTTGGCTATTGTAGAGGACGCTATCGCCAACGGGGGCTTTGACCTAATAATCATAGACGAAGCTACCCACTACAAGAACCCTCAGACTACCCGATGGAAGACGCTCAACAGGTTAGTTGGCCCAAGTACTTGGCTATGGATGATGACGGGTACTCCTGCGGCACAGAGTCCTACAGATGCGTATGGCATAGCCAGACTTGTTAACCCCACTGCCGTACCTAAGTTCTTTGGTTCTTTCCGCGACCAAGTTATGAGAAAGATAACTAACTTTAAGTGGGCACCGAAAGAAGACGCTACCACAACGGTGCATAGAGTGTTGCAACCCGCTATACGGTTTACGAAAGAAGAATGCCTAGACCTTCCGCCGATGGTGTATGTGAAGCGTGAGGTGGAGTTAACACGCCAACAAAAGAAGTACTACAAAGAACTAAAGAGCAAGATGGTCATGGAGGCAGCGGGGGAGCAAGTCACAGCAGCTAACGCGGCGGTCAACATGAACAAACTCCTGCAAATATCTGCGGGTGCAGTGTACACCGACAAGGGTGATGCAGTGCAGTTCGATATAGCTCCTCGATACAAAGTGCTACGGGAAGTGATAGATGAGTCCAGTAAAAAGGTACTAGTGTTCGTACCGTTTAAACACACCATCGACATGCTAACCGCCAAACTACGGGACGATGGCATAACTGTAGACGTTATACGGGGGGACGTACCAGCCCCCAAACGAACTGAGATATTTAAGCGGTTCCAAGAGCAAGAAGATCCCAAGGTGCTAGTGATCCAACCTCAGTCAGCAGCGCACGGCGTCACGTTAACTGCGGCTAATACAGTAGTGTGGTGGGCACCGACGAGTTCACTGGAGACATACGCTCAGGCAAACGCCCGTGTACACAGATCAGGGCAAGATCACAAATGTACCGTCGTCCAACTCCAAGGTTCCCACGCCGAGAAACGTGTTTACGCATTACTCGATAACAGAATCAACGTACACACAAAAATGATTGATCTTTACAAAGAAATACTTGACTAGGGTATTAGATGGTACTAAAGTGGACGCCCTGTCACTAATAGGAGAGAGCAATGAACGATGAAAGCAGCGCCCCTGTTGAGAAACTCACCAAGGTCTTCCATAAGATCAAGGCTAAGAGAGCGGAGCTAACAGCAGAGTTTAAAGAGAAGGACAGTAAGTTGTCCGATCAGTTAGACGAAGTAAAGAAGGCCATGTTAGATTTCTGTAAGACGCAAGGCGTAGATAGTGTAAAGACTTCAGAAGGAATGTTTTATAGGTCTGCCAAGACTAGGTATTGGACTAGCGATTGGAGCAACATGCACGAGTTTGTGTTAGAGCATGGGGCACCGGAGCTACTTGATAAGCGCCTCAATCAGGCAAACATGAAGCAGTTCCTAGAAGAAAACCCCGACCTTACACCAAAAGGTCTTAATGTAGATTCAGAGTACGTAGTAACAGTGAGGAAAAAATAATGTCAGAACTTAAACCCGCTTTTGTACCGATTGAGAATGTAGCAAGACATTTCTCGGTATCCATATCGACCATCCGCGCATGGTTACGTCAGGGTACAATCGCTCCCGATACCTTTATTAAGGTAGGTAACACCTATAGATTTAACCTACCTGCGGTTGAAGCATCTCTAGTAGGTAGCGGCCCAGATGTAAGTAAGAAAGAAGTCGAAGAGGTGTATGTACCCGAGGAATATGGAGAAGAACAGTTAGAGTTGGATTTCGATCTGGATGAAGACGTCTGATGAGTAACGATAGTCTACGCCGAATCAGTCTACGTGGTAGCAAGTTTACAGTAGAGGGTAAGGCACTCGACAGTCAGACTATGGACGTGGTAGTAGTTAATGCCGCCCCAGTGTCCCGCGCTTACTATGGCGAGGCGTACGACCCTAACAGGGTTGCGGTTCCAACGTGTTGGTCACCTGACACGCAGCGACCGGATGAAGCTGTACCCCAAGAGCAAAAGCAATCCATGCGTTGTATGGACTGTCCTCAGAACGTAAGGGGTTCAGGTGAGTTTGGAGGAAGGGCTTGTCGGTTCTCACAACGACTTGCAGTTGTATTTCAGGAAGAACCTGAAGAAGTGTATCAGCTACAGATACCCGCTACCTCTATATTTGGTAGTAGTAAGGGTGGGGATAAAGGGCTGCAAGAGTACGCACGGCTTTTGTCTAAGCACGATACGGCGATAATTGCTGTCACTACTAGAGTATATTTTGATAGTGATAGCGTGGTACCAAAACTTTATTTCAAACCTCTAAGTCGTTTAGACGAAGACACCTATGCCGCCGTATGCAGCATGGTGGATCACGAAGATACTGCGAAGGCCGTCACTATGACTGTCCCTGTAACAAGTGAACCCGTGTCTCCGTTCTCAGCGGTGGAAGGTTTTGACATAAACGCAAACTAAACTAAAATTAGGAAATTAAAATGGCTACAAATAATCAGTATGTAATTAAAAACGTAGAAGCTCTTTACCCGCGAATCAATAAGACTTATAGATTTGATTCTAGCGAGAACCGTAGCGTACCATGTGAACCACTTGAGGACGGCGCTAGGTATGAGATCAAGTTCCGCATGTCTAAAGAAGCTGCTAAAGCTCTGTATGTAGAGATGGCTCAGGCTTACGCTGGGAAGAAAGAAGCTAGCTGGCCTGACAAGTTTGACAACCCTTTTACCAAAGAAGAAGATGGTACTTACGTCTTTAAGGCAGGTCTAAAAGGTGCCTATGGTAAAGACCTTACCTTTAAGCCTATACAATACGATGCAAAAGGAGCTAAACTACCGGAAGACTTTTTGCTCACTACTGGAAGCACTGTGAATGTGGCGGTTACTTTTACGCCGTACAACATGCGCGAGGCAGGTGTATCCCTTAGACTACGTGCCGTACAGGTGATCAAGTACGTACCTATGACAGCAGCGTCACCGTTTGACGCAGTAGAAGGAGGGTTTGAATTTGCCGCCGAAGAGAATCCATTCGAGGTAGTTACCGATGCCCCCGTGTATGCCGCAGCAAAAGCAGAAGTCACTGATACTTTGTTTGAGGATGAGGAACCCGTTGCACCGGAGCCTAAAAAAGTAGTCAAGAAAACTGCTCCTGCTCCCAAGACAGACGACGATGCGCTAGCTTCTATTGTCGCTGACTGGGACGACTGATACTCCCCCTTGTAATACAACACCTGTAGCTAGGATTATTCCGAAAAGGGCGTGCAAGCGCCCCTGCTATGGTACCTCTCGGAATTAGGTAGCCATATGAATATTGAAGATTTTTTAAGAAGGGCAGTAGCAAACGAGGGTTATTACTGTGCGTTTTCTTCCAACACCAAGGCAGATACTAGGGTACAGAAATTCTATACCTCTGTGGGTGACATGGCAGATGCGGCACGAGACCTAGACAACAAAGGCTACGATGCGTACTTCGCATTAGCCACGTTCGAGGAATCAAACTCCCGTAGAGTTAATAACGTGAAGCGACTAAAGTCTTTCTTCCTAGACTTAGACTGCGGTATTGACAAGGAGTATCCTACTCAAGAAGAAGCTATCCTAGCATTGCAGGGGTTTTGCAGTACGTTATCACTGCCCGCACCTAAGATGGTTAACTCAGGTAGAGGTGTACACGCGTATTGGTTTCTATCTGAATCCGTATCACTGGACGACTGGCTACCTGTAGCAGAACGCCTCAAAAAGTTATGCGCACAACATAAATTACTGGCCGACCCGTCTGTAACTGCGGACGCCGCTAGGGTACTGCGGATACCCGCTACCCATAATCACAAGACAACACCTCCCTCCGTAGTAGAGTTCTATGGAATAGACAGTCCTGCCGATGTAGATTTCGATAAGTTCTCTACCCTGCTTGGTGGGGGGATGATACCAGTACCCAAGAGAATGGTTCCCTCTGGCGCAAGTGCCGTCATGCAGACAATCATGGGTAATAACGAAACTAAGTTTAAAGACATTATAGCCAAAACCGCTAGGGGTACGGGCTGCGCACAGCTAGGCACGATCCTGACTGACCAAGCCAATTGCAGTGAGCCTATGTGGAGAGCCGGACTGTCCATTGCTAAGTTCTGTAGTGACTCCGAAGTGGCCGCACGTAACATATCCAAGGGTCACGAAGGTTATTCAGCAGCGGCTACGGCAGCGAAGATGGAGCTTATTAAAGGCCCATACCTGTGTAATTCTTTTGACGAGTTCAACGCTGATGTGTGTACGCAGTGCTCCCACTGGGGAAGAATAAAGTCTCCTATCGTGTTGGGCAACAGGGTCATACCCGCGACCGCAGCGGACAACGTAGTCAAGGTGCCTACTACACCTGTAGAACCTGAGCTAACTGCCGACCTACCTGCTTCTACTACCCATGTGATTCCGGCGTACCCTAAGCCTTTCTTTAGGGGTGTCAACGGGGGCGTCTATATACGCACGACTGACGCAGATGGTGACCCCGATGAGAAACTTGTGTACCACAACGACATATACGTAACTAAGCGTATTTCAGATATAGAGATGGGCGAAGCGGTAGTCGTCAAACTACACTTGCCGAGAGATGGGGTTAGAGAGTTCACAATACCACTCACTTCAGTAACCTCCAAAGAAGACTTACGTAAACACATGGCTATGCACGGCGTAGCTGTTACCAGAATGGATGACCTTATGAGTTACATGACAACGTGGGTAAACGAGTTACAGGCTACTAGCGTAGCAACTGAGGCGCGTAGGCAGTTCGGTTGGACAGACGATACGTTTAAGTCGTTTGTATTGGGCGATAAAGAAATATTTGGGCATACTATCAAGAACAACCCACCCTCTACCCCGACAGCGGGGTTGTTTCACGCGTTTGAACCCAAGGGTACTTTGCAAGAGTGGATCGACATGGCTAACTTCTACGACCGTGACGGGTTTGAACTACACCAATATATCGTAGGCACGGGGTTTGGCTCTATTCTTATGGCCCTATGCCCTATCGCATGTTCGGGGTTCCACATCCACAGTAAGGAAAGTGGACTTGGTAAGACTACTGCAATGTATATAGGCGCATCAATTTGGGGTAATCCCAAAGAGCTAGTGCTAGACGAGAACGATACGCAGAACTCTAGGATGCTACGCGGCGAGGTGTACCATAACTTACCCTTATATATTGACGAGTTAACCAACGCGAAGGGTGACGAGCTGTCTGACATGATCTACCAGCTATCCGGTGGTAAGCAGAAGAACCGTATGACTAGCGGCGGCAACAACACTGAACGTGCTAGGGGTAAACCTTGGAGCTTACTAGCTGTTACTACTGGAAACACTAGCATCATAGAGAAAGTCAGCTTGTATAAGAATATGCCAAAAGCAGAAGCACAGCGCATGATGGAGACCAGAGCGGTTAGGTTGTTTTCCGATGCGGGGTCTAAGGCCGAGACAGACGCACACGCCGTTAATGCTACTACGCTGTATGGGCATGCAGGTATACCTTTCGTGCAGTTCGTAATTAATAACCTAGAGGCGTGTACGGATTTGTTAAGCAAGGTTCGCGCTAGGATAGACAAGGCAGCGGGCCTGACAGCAGAGAACCGTTTCTGGTCAGCGGGTGCGGCAGCTACGGTAACTGGGTTACTCATAGCCAAAAGGCTAGAGTTAGTAAACTATAACACTACAAAACTAATGACCTATACCACTGGGTTACTATTAGAAAACAAAGGTGGGGTAACCGAATTGAGTGTTACCGCAGCCGATACACTAAACGACTACTTCCACGAGCATTGGGGTAGCATACTAAAAATCAAAAGCACCGATGACCTACGCAAGACACACGATAATGGATTAGATACGCTAGTAATTCCTGAGCTAGACCCCAAGGTTCGTTTGGTAGGGCGTTATGAGACTGACACTAAACGCGCATACCTCCTACCCAAAATACTTAAAGCATGGTGCGGTAGGCAGCAGATGAACTTCGCCTCGTTTAAGAAGGAACTGGAAGCCGATTTTGGAGCTAAGACAACCAAGGTACGCCTGACTAAAGGTACTACTACTCAACTACCTCCGACCACTGTCCTATCTATAGACTGTTCAAAAGTGGACGTAGTAGAACCCTCGTCCTAACGTGTTAATGCTAGATGACTTAGACCCCGACGGCATACGCATCGTAATTAACTGGGAAGGTATGCCAAGGGGAGCTTCGGTGTTCGTACCGTGCATAAACACACACAAGGCAAAGGATCAGGTCAACGCGATAGCTAAAGCAAAGCGATGGCAAGTAACAACAAAAATAGTCATAGAAAATGGCAAATTAGGTATACGTCTCTGGCGGACTATATGATACCATGATGGACGAAGAGTGAGTCCCTCCCTCAGTTCTTCGTTTCCCCTTAACCCCCTGTTCGTTTCCGAGACGGCAGGGGGTTTTTTATTGTCTGTACTCCTCGTTACTTTTATTGATCGCGTACCGCAAAAGAGGGCTTATAGACACTCCGTTGTGCATCGTTGCGGTTGTACTCATATGAGACTTGACAGACTTCATAATAGTCTCTGGCCGTATAGCTTCTACAGGGTGACGATCATTGAACTTCCCTATCTCTATAAGTATTTCATTCATCTCCTCGTAGTCTCCTAGCCGTTGGGCTACGTAGTATTTCTTAGTGAGGCTAGACCGTCTTTCAGTTATCGCTTTTTCTATGCCTTTGTTCCGTGCAGTCTGTTCCGTTTTGAACGTGTATTCCACAGGGGGGAAACCCATCGCTTGAGTTGCAAAATCCCCTATAGTCAAGTCGTCGTGAATAACGTCCCCACGTCGAGTGAAGATGCCCCCCTCTTGGACATAACGGCCCATCGTATTACGCCACACGTTAGTTATTCCTGCGGGCAATAAGTTTTCTATCCCACGCTGCACTTCACCTTCACCCAAATCAGTCATACCGCGCTGTAGCCTACCAGCTACACTTAATGCGGGGCCACCTATAGCAAAACCTATGGACTCTTCGAGAGACGGGTCTTTGTTAAACCTGTTCTCCTGTAGTAACAAACCCGTGAGCCGAACCCGACCGGCAATATCAACTCCCGTAAGTTCAGCAACGGCTCCTTTATACCACCCTTCCCCTAGATGCTTACGTACTACTGTATCCGCATCATCTTCTTCGTCGTCGAGTAAAAACATGTCCGCTAGCATAGTGACTGCGCCATACAAAGGTATACCCTGCACACCAGCGAAGAACAACGCAGTTAGATGTACTCCCGCAAGTTGCTTTAGGGCCATATTTCTAAGTTCTAACTCTTTGGGGGTCTTTCCATACATGTTGTCAGCCGCTAACTTAGCGGATTTAATCATAGTGTAGTACATCTGTAGCCCGTGACTCTTGTACATTAAGGCTACACGGCCCACACCTTGCTGAGAAAGGGACGGAGCGGTTTCTAGTACTGCACCGCCGTTTGTTTCTTGCGTTAGGTATAACGCTTCTTCAGCCGCTAGCGCCGCTATGGACTCTGAGTCACTAGGTACGTCTATAAAACCAGCTTGTTTAGAACTGTAAAACTGTTTACCTGCTTTTCCGTCCGCTGTCATCTTGTCTAGGGCTAGGTTGTAGGACATTACCATAGCGGTCTGTCGGTTAAATCTTTCCGCAGTGTTAAACATAATTGCGGATAGCGCGGACGTATTGTCTAGGAAACGCATTGCAGGGTTTTTACTGTCCCTACGCCCCGCGTCAGAAATACCTAACGCGTCAGAGAGTTGGGTGTTGTAAAGCTGCCCTCTTCCCATAGCTAGTTTAACTAGCGGAGCTATCTTCTCCAGTTCTGCTATCTTCGTCTTAGCTTCTGCCTCAGTGGAGTTAGCACGTATTTTCTTTATCAAGGATTTCTTTACCGTGAAAGTAAGGTTTCTACCCTCCCCCGCAATATCGTAGAACTCATCCATAGACAGCTTAGAATCTATACTTACGAACTTGCTTGCACGCGCCATAGCTGCATAGGTTTCTTTAACCCCAAACTTAGCAGATAACATCGGCCCTACAAACATAGGTACCTGAGTCAGGTTGACAATTGCAGACGAAGCGTTAAACCCGATGGTATATATAAACGCTACTTGGTTAGCCAATTTATAGTACTGTTCGGCAGGTTTGTCTTTAGCACCAGTCCTAGCGAAAATAGCCCGCTCGATAAGCTCTGCTTGCATAGCTTGAAAAGTTTCGCGGTTGCCCCCTTCTGGAGCTTTCATCTCGGCTATCTCGTTTTCTATGCTACGTATTATCGCGCTGTTTTTTATCTTCTCTACTTGAGCACTTAAAGCAAAACCTTTGTCCTTCAGGGCTACTCTTGTATCCGCTATAAAACCTAACGTGTTCTTACGTCTTTGAAGGGACTTAGCGAATGAGTTTTCAGGTAGCGCCTCAATGAACAAACGCATGACTTCCTCTTGCACCTTGGGATCTACTTTGCTGGCCTTTAACACGTCTAGTACATCGGCAACAAACGATCCAGAGGGGGCGTTGTTAAACCGCTCACGAGAAGTTGTTCCCTCGTACGCTTCTATATCTCCAACAACATCGGGATCATCTTTTAAAGCCGCTTCGGTATTGTTACGGTCAGACTTACTATTAAACATTAAAAATACCGGCTCTGTCCGCAGCACATTACCGTCCGCGTCTCTAATCTTGGCATTGAAGAACAGTTTAAAGTTGCCCTCCCGTACTAGGGGGAAGTACACGTCTAGGTTACCCGCCGCAAACATACGCTCGTATACCTGCTTCTTCAGTTTCTTACCACTAGCACTATCTGTCCCGACCAGCTCGTCGATTTGCCCTTCGATAGCTTTCACTAGTTCTTTGTGCATACGGCCATACTCGTCGCGCTGTAGGGTAAATATCTTGTCCCCCCCGTTAGCCGTTAGTTTGTTCCAGTCTTTACGTTGCGCGTCCCATATGTCTACTAAGTCTATGTTGTTATCTGCCGCAGCTTTCTTGCCCTTGTAGTAACTCCTAGGCTTAGTAGGGTCTACTTGGTAGATGGTGGCACCATGCTCTGAACTATACACTAGGCTGTTTAGGACGTTTAATCCATCCATGCCCACGCTAGGCTTTTTAATCCACGCATCGGTAGCATCTACGGCTTTTTGTACCAGTCCATCGGCCCTACGGATGTCACCAATCTGGCTTTCAAACGCGTCATGTAGTCTAAGCCCCGCCTGCTTGAAACCCATCGTCCGTGCTATGTCTCCTAAAGCCTGTGAACCTGTCAGCTTAAAGAATACCTTTTTAACCTTGGTAGTTATACTCATGTCAGTAACAAAGTCTTTCGCGTTCTTCACGAAGTCTTTTGAAGATACATTGTCGTTAATAGCTTTCTGTGTGGCACCTATGCTTCGGAGTACTTCTTTTACACCTTTGGGCGTAGACTTCATATACATAGCGCCGCCGCGTGTAGTTATATTCGGGGAGAGCATACCTATGATAGCCGCATCAGCCGCTTCTAATGCCGAACCCGTAGGTCTAGTTTCCATACCGATAAGTCTACGTACGTAGTTAGTAACCGCTTGATAAAACCGCTCCAAAGCACTGATTGGTTCCCCCTTGACGTTTATTTTGGCCAACTCTTGCTGGAACTTAGGGTTACTAAACGCTTCTGCTATGAACTCATTTAAGTTTTTAGTTCCGTACGCTGTACCTAGGTAGGGCTTGGAGTCTTTATACAACTTCTCCATCTGCTTGGTTAGCGGATGCGATTTGTTTTTGAGGACGTTAATTGTCGAGGCATGTGTAGTCTCGTGTAGCAGTGCATGTACCGTGAGGGGTACATTAGAGTTAAGTATTACTGTGTTAATGGCGGGGTCAAACAATCCGGCTACATCTTCGCCTTTGGTATCGTACCCACGTTTTTGGATTTCTGCGGTGTTAGCCAACTCTACTTTGGTGGTACCGGTGTTCTCAGCCAACGCTCTGGCTATTTGCTTAACACGTTTGTTTTTAGAGGACTTAGCAAGGGACTGTAATGCGCCTTTTAAATCCCCTTTCTTCAGTAACGCCTTAACAGCGGTGGGGAGGTTAGCATCTAAGGCCACCGCTACTTTAGGATCAAGTTCTAGGTTCAGTACGTCTATGATGCCGCCGTCTGCGACAAACGAGGCAGTATCCTTGGCAATCTTTTCACGTAGTTGTGCGGGAGACATATCCTCAGTAAGAGGTTCTTTTGTCTTAGCCTTACCCTGTACTTTTTCCACCGCTTCTTTGACAATATCTTCTTTCTTAGCGGCTTTATCTGCACGGGCAGTAGGGCTAGGCTCGGCTTTTGGAGTAACCTTGGACGGGGTAGATGTACCAACTACTTTAGCTTTACCAGCGGTGGCCTTATCTACATCCTGCGCTATCTTAGTTTCGCGTTGCTTTACCCTAGTATCTTCTCGTTCTTGAGTAGCCCTAGCTTTCGTACCCTTCTCTACATCGGCTGACTTATTCTGTTGCTCGACTACGCGGCGATCTATTTCAGCCTTAGCATCGGGGCTTAGGTTCTTCTCTATCCACTGCAATGTAGTTTTAGTGTTAGCTCCACCAGTACCTGCAAACTTAGCTTTCTCGGATGTAGGAGTACCTTTCTGTTCACGGAACTTAGGCGTGTTCTCTGCGATTTCAAACGCTATAGCCTCAAACGCATCGGCAGGTCGCTTAAACCTCTTAATGTAAGTTTGAGCAATCTTCTCGTCCCCTGAACGAGCTACTTTCTTGGTTAGCAGCGCGTCTATAGCTTCTACGTCAGCAGGCTGGGTAAACTCCGTGCCACGGGGTATGGCAGTGGGGAACTCAATATTCCCGCCTATATCGGCAACGGCTTCTTGTGTACTGGTATCAACAGGCACTGGGGTTGGCGGGGTACCGCGCACTGGCGCTTTTGCTTTTGGTGCCACTTTTGCTTTTGGTGCCGCTTTAGTCGTTACAGCAGGTACTGCAATACCTAATCCCTCTAGCTGCTGGGTAACTGCTTTCGACACCGGTTGTAGCTCTGGTAAAGTAGGAACACTTTCGGCTCCAGTTACGGTAGCATCGCGCCTCACGCCTTGTCTCTTGGCAGCGGTCTTACTCTGCATACCACCTAGAGGCTGCTGTTGTTGGGTTTGTTTAGGCCCACGCTCTTTAACTTGCGCTTCTAGCTGCGCTAGTGCTGCTCTGTTTTCGGTTGCTACGGCGGCATCTCTCGCTTCTGCATCAGCAACATCTAGGTTACCTTCAAACAAGATGGAATACTCTTGCTCTATAGCACGTTTTTCTTCAGCGTCTTTAGCTTCCTGAGCCGCGTCTTCTGCGAGCATGGATTCAATCTCAGCCGTCTCTTCCATGTCCCTTATCTGTTCGTCTTCTGCGCGGGCTACCATGTCAGGCTGTTCTTTTATCTGGTCGTCATCTTCCAGACGCTTTGCTCTCTCGGTCTCGGCGTCTTGCTCGGCCATAGCATCAGCCATTTCGGCGTCACTCATACCCTCGGGTGCGCGTGCAGCTACTCTAGCAGCTTCTCTTTCTGCTGTTGCTTTTTCTAGTGGGAATAGGTCGCCAGTTTGCCTACGTGCTTGTTCTGCCGCGTCGTCCCTAACTAGTGAGGCTAGTCCTTGTTCTTTATCTTGGGCGGTACGTATAGCTTCGAGTTCAGTTTTTCTCTGCGTGGTTAGGTCTGTTTCAGCCCTGCCCTGCATTTTCTGGGCGCGTACATACGCTATTGCGTCAGGGTCATCCATTGACACGTTTTCACGTAGGGAGCCATCAGGCATGGGTATGTTAACGGTCTCAGGAAGTGCGGGTAGGAGAAACGCCTCGTCAGCTTGCTGCCTTTGCTCGTCGTTCTCAGTCTCGCTGTCTATCAGGGCTTTAGCGTCTTCTCTACTCACACCTCGCGCTCGGCTTCCCCCCGGCAATAGCAGGTCAAGAGTTGCACCTACAATACCACCGATAGTAGCTTCTTCGCCTACCCCACCAAAGGTTTCGGCAGCGGCGTTGTATTGCTGTTCGTTAAGGTTCTGCAAGACTCCAGACGCGGCTTCCTGCGCAGCTTCAAACCCGCCAGATACAAAGGCGCTTTGTACTTTCTGTCCCAAAGTCTCTACAACGTCAGGGCCAATTTTATTTGCTAGGTCGGTTAAGACAGGAACGTCAATAGCCTTAATAAACCTACTCAAAGGTAATACTTCGAGAAGGCCAATAGGAGCAGCACGGAGGACAGCGGAAGACCTTTCTTCTTCGGTAGAACCTGCGGCGCGGGCACGTTCACTAGCCTCACCCGATGCGGCACCTACACCTAACGCGCCAGCAATACCTGTAGCAACGAGGGTGGGGGCACCAGCATAGACAGCGGCAGCGGCAGGTACGGCTATACCGGCAACAGAACCGAAACCCTGTGCTATTTTATATGCGTAAGAGTCTGGATCGCCGCCTTCGGGACGGAGGGAGGAGGCAACGCTTTGTATTTTCTCTCGGGCTTCAAGCTCTGCTTCCTCTTCTAGTGCTGTAACGGCACCGAGAGACGCCATTTCTCCTACACCAACAACACCCGCGCCAAAACCTGAAGCTATGTTCTCGAAAAATCCTGAGTCTTCTTCTTCTTCTGCAAGGCGGTAACCCGATATGTCTACCTCTTCGGAAGCTTTTTTCCCCTCAATTTGCTGGAGTAAGTACTGTACTGAGGCGTCATCATTCGCTGCGCGAGCGCGTACAACCGCGTCTTCTAGTTGCTGGATAGTGGCCATACCGCTAAGTACCTATTCTATTATGGTTGTATGTACGAGTTTGCTTTTGCTGCTACTTGAGCTTGTTGAGTAGAAGTTGCACCTGACGTCGTGCCTGTTGTACTCGTTGTGCCAGATTTTATCTGGTTAGAGTAACCCCCCTGCTCTTGTTTTAACATCTTACGGTACATGTCAATGGTATCATCCATACGCGTTTTTTCTTTTAACTGCTGGAACTGGGCTTCGTACCCTGCTAGCAACTTAATTTCATCTCCCGTCAAGCCCTCCCTACGTTCTTTGCTACGTAGCTGTGCAATTTCTGGCCCGAGTTGGGCAAAGAATACTTCGCGTAAGTCTGTACCTTCTTTCTCTAGTCTGGCAATCTCCGTGCCGATTTGGGCGGCGCTAGCTTGACTTTGAATAAGACTTTGTAGTCTAGCTTCAGTATCTACTCGTAGAGCATCAATTTTGTTCTTGATACCATTTTGGTTGGCCGTGTACATTCTATTGGCTTCTGCATTGTACATAGAAATGTCGTCAGCGGCGAGATTAGATACGGTAGTCATTGCTTTCGAGCGTGCATCCATAGCCCTACCCAAAGCACGACCTGCCTCTTCGTTTATAGCAGTCGCTATCTTGACATCGTTGTCCATGCCTTGCTTCTCGATGCTCAAACGCTGAAGAATGCTCCCTTGCCTGCTTTTAGCAAGATCGTCATCAAATTTAGCTTGAGCAATACCTGTACCACGGCTAGTACCCTCTGACATAAATCCTTGGATAGCTTTTCGCCTACGTCTTTTTTCTACTTCGGCAGGACTCAACGCCTTAGCATCTAGTGTTTCTTTCTCTCCTAAGTACTTATCGTACATTGCTTTTTGTCCAGCTCTATCGAAGCCCCCTGCATCTTTATCATCAGAACTCATTCTAGCGATTTCATCTTTTTGTACTTTAGCGGGGTCTGTAGCTATGTCTTTTTTAAGTCCCTCAAGTACACCCGTGCCTGCTAAAGCTTCGGTTACTTGTTTTCTGCTTATTCCAGATGTGTCTGGCGTTGCGGTTAGGCTATCGACATCCAGCCCAACACGCTCTAAGTTTGCGTTCACCCCTGCGGAAGGATCGACAGGTAATGTAGCAACTCCCCCAGTAGTAGGATCAGTAGCGGGAGTAGGCGCAGCAGCGGTAGCGGCAGGAGCAGTAGTAGGAGCGGTAGCGGTAGCGGCGGCAATGCGCGTCATATCTTCTTCTTCCCCTGCAAGTAGCTCTTTATCGGCAAGGAGATTGCCCAGACCATCTTGCGCTTTTTCTTCTGCTGTAGGGTTCATACGCCTACGAATATCTTCCCTCTTTGCAGCTTGTATTTCGGGGTCTTGCGCCTCTCTTACCACCTTAGAGATAGGCATTTCAGGCACGGTAAACTCTTTACGTTGCTTTACGTATTCACTTTGTATCTGCTGTTCAACAACTTTCTTCTGGTCAGGAGACATCCGCTCCAAAGCATCTTCGGTAATACCCAAGGCTTTTAGTGCTCGTTCTCGCCTACTTAGCTTCCCCCCTGCTTGATAACCGACAATACCGCCTTGTGCCATACCTTGCATGTTAGGGCGAGGTTGACTAGCGATACCTTGAGGAGCGCCTTGAGGCATAGGGGGGCGTTGACCTTGCGGTTGTTGGGGAGGCATGCCCATGCTTTGCGACTTCTGTTGGGCTTTTTTCTGACGTTCTCCAAGGATTCCCGCAGTCTGCTGGGCCATTTGATCTTTGTTCATAGACACTAGCTGCTGCTCGTATTGCTCTGCGATGGTGCCGGGAGTCTGTTCGGCTTTTAATGCCATGTCACGGGCGACAGTTTCTTTTTCAGTCTTCAGTTTTTGCATGGCGAGCAAGTCCATCAACTCTTGATTCTGAGAGTATCTTTGCTTTAGCGCTTGCGGATTGCTCCGATAGGCGTCTGCCTTCTGGTTAACTAGCTTGTCTATGCCGCCTGCTTCTAACATGTCTATCTCCTGAAACTTTAAATTTTAAGGGTACTTGGCTTTTATTTGCGCGTTGGTAATCGACGGGTTTGCTACTTGCTCCGCTTGGATTTGCGTAGCTGTTGCGCTGCCGTAAATAGCCGCGTTAAAAGGCGTCGATGATCCCGGCCCGTACTCGCCATAGAGTTCATCTATTGTATTTGCTGTATTGGCTAGCTGCGCTGCGCTGCTAGGGGCAATATAACTTTGAGTCTGCGCTTCCAAAGGTAATCCTTGTAGTAACGACTTCATGTACTGCACTTGCGTGTAGGGGAACTGACGTTCTTCGCTGAACTGCGCGTAATCTGCGGCCATACCTTCAGACTCGATACCGCGCTGGGTTGCACCTGCTTCCTGCTGCTCGTTAAGTACATCAAAGCCATAGGCGTTACGTGCGGTTTGAGTCTTGTTGAACTGATCTCTTGCTACGTCGTACGCATCTTTATAACCCCTGCCCGTTATGTCCGCTAGGTTAGCTTGTAACCCGCGTTGGCCTTCCATATCCATAAGAGCCTGACGAGAACCCCCAAAGGCACCCGCTTTAGTCATGCGGCCCGCATTAGCAACGCGACTTATCTCTGACTGACGACGAGCCTCATCTAGTTGAGGGTTGAGGGAGGCCATCAAGTACGGGTTCATACCTGCGGTAGCATCTGCGGCAGTGAAATCTTGGACGCCCATTGTCCCTTGGTCTAAGCTACCAACCCCAGTAAACGCCTGATCTTGAAGATCGGATGCCCCTGCGCTAATCGGGCCTTCGTAGGCTTGATACTCTTGATTGCCCAGCGCCTTGCCTTGTCCTAGTAAGTCAACTACGTAGTCCCCCGCCCAGTTAGAAAGGGAGGATTCTGTACCCGCGACTTGCCCGATCGTTGCGTTGGGGTCTACTGTTCCCGCGCCTTCTCCGCCTACTACAGGGTCACCATCCGCGAAGTTAGTTTTGGGGCTATAGTTTTTATAGACAGAGCCGCCGTTGTTATACGCCTGTGCAATTCCGCCTTGAGCCATAGTAGGCATAAACTTGTTAGGGTCTATTTGTTTACCTTGCTCTGGGTTACCCGTACGTTCCATACGTACATTGTTCATCATACCGTGCAACTGGTCTGCACCTGCATCAGAGTTACCGTTGCCTAGGTGACTTACTACGTCAGCAGGGATAACGAACTCACCGTCACTCAGACGGGCTTCTTGCTTACCATCAATGCTTGCTGGCACATCGTCAGCCATGCCATCAGTCTTACCACCTAGGTAGTAGCCATTATGCGCAGAGGCAATGCCACCCGCAGCAAAACCAGTATTAATATTGTCAAACTGGGCATTGCCAGCCGGTGTCTGGGGTTCAGGGACAATCCCTGCAAGATCGTTTGCTTGTGCCCTTGCTTTAGCTTGTGCTTCTTCTACTGTCTGAGTTTCTTGTTTGGGGCGTGTTGCATACTGCACATCAGAGAAGTACCTACGTCCCGCTTCGCCGGGTCTACGGGCAGGCTGTCCTTCTGTAGGTTGTTGCATAGGCACGCGTTCGCGTACGGCCTGCAAGTTAGGTATCTTACCTTGGTAACCTACTTTGGGTATGTCTGGCTGGAAGTATTTGTTAAGTTCATTAGCAGCAGCGCCTTGTATAACTCCGCCGACAATTTCACTATTAAAAAATTCTTCCACCTTACTACCATCGGGCGTAAGGAAATCTACTGTGTCTGAATACCAACCCATCACTGTTCTCCAATTAATCGTATCAATTTGTCTGTGTCACTCTCTACCCTGCCGCCCGCTTTGGCACCAAAAAACCCTTGCTGGTTAGCTCCGTAGGGAGTCATGGCCATCGAAGCGTCCTTTTGATCCGCAAAGATAGACTTAAAATCGTATTGGGGGCCGAACTCCGCTAGCCCCATTTTATTCGTTTTGATAGTCCCTCTGGCGTTCGATGCCGCTAACTGTCTAAACCCTTCTTCATACTTCTCTTGGTTCGCGGCTTCCACCGAGGCACTTGCGGCAATCTGCTGTTGTACTTCTAACGCTTGCTCTCGTTCTAGCTCTCGCTCTCGTTCTAACGCTTGCTGCTGCTCAAACTCAAGCTGGGAGTCTAATTGGTCTTGCAACCTAGCGTCTAGCGCCTGTTGCCCAGCATATAATCCCGTTGCCGCAAACTTACCTGCTAGGTCTACGTCTTGCCCTTGGAATGATTGAGTTGCTAAAGTTTGGTCAGCAATATCAATGACTCCATCATTGTTAACATCATACTGCAATTGTTGGTCAGTTGGAACAAAAGAAGCCTGTTCAGCCTCGCTAAGTACTTCTTGTTGTGCTAAGTAGTCCGCGTAAAAATCTATGTCTGTATCAGTAATTGCACTGGCAGGCTTACCTATAAGTTCGGAAAGTGCCTGCACCTCACTAGATACCCCCACTACAGCAGTGTCTATACCCCCTATTGCTGTAGCCAAAGCCTGTGCGGTAGTGCCTAACTGATCAGCAATTTCGGCAACAGCGTCTTGAGTGGAAGAACCCTGCTCTACTAAGGCGTCAATATCTAGTTGAGCGTCTGCAATAGCTTGCGCGTTCAGATCAAGACCCGCAGCGTTTGCTTCTAGCAGGGCGGT